TTATCCATTTGATTTACCACGGCTCTTTCTTAATTCGACAAAAAAACTTCGGAGCATCCGGAGACAGTCTTCCTCCAGTACTCCTGCTGTCACATCAGTGTGATGATTGACTCTTCTCTCGTCAAATAGTTTAAACACACTTTCGACGGCTCCCGCTTTTTGGTCTTTGGCCCCGTAAACCAATCGGGTAAGTCTGGCACCGATAATCGCGCCGGAGCACATCGAGCACGGTTCAAGCGTCACATAGATCGCGCAGTTATCGAGTCGATAGTTTTTAATATTTTGAGAAGCATTCCTAAGGGCAATGATTTCAGCGTGTCCGCTCGGATCATGACCGGCAACCACCAAGTTATGACCTCTGCCGATGATTCTGCCTTCTTTATCGACAACAACTGCGCCGACCGGAACTTCTCCGGCCTGATGAGCCTTTTCTGCCTCGGCGAGGGCTTCGCGCATGAAGTATTCATCACGTGACCGATCGATTCTTGAAAGTCGAACTTCTTCTTCTCGACTTAAAGCCTGCTGTTTTCTTTTTTGCCGAATTTCTTCTCGAAAGACCTCGACCGCCGAAGTTAACTCCGAGAGCGAAAATTTGTTGACATGCTCATTGGGTGGGGAGACCGAAGCATCCAAAAGATTTTGGGCTGAATCGGTTATCCAGCTACCGGCTTCGACTAAAAATTTTTTTGCATCTTCTTCGTCCGGATCAAGCGGATCACGGGCCGTTGCCCTAAACGCATCTACAACTGTACGGAGATGTTCGGGAGATTTTGAAAGAGAAGCAAGAGAAGAGCCTCGCCGAATAGACAATTTCACAAATTTCGAAATTAGATCCGTCTGCTGAGGCATCTTGTCATAGAAAATTAATTAAGACGCGGCTGTTTCCAATTAATATCGGTGCTTTGGTTTGCCACGCCTTCCTTGAGCTCACACTCAAGGCCTTCTTCGTCGCTGGTTAATTGACCAAATTTCTTTAATCGTTCTAAAGCATCCAGCATTGTTCTTGCGCCGTGTTCTCCGACATAAATATCCATATCGTCGCAGCCGTACTGATTTTCTTCCATGGCAGCCAGCGCAGAAGATGCTGCCTCATATCTCTTAGTTAACTGGCGGAAATCCTCTTCGAGAAAAACCATCAGTTCTAATACGGCAATATAAGGCGTGCCGGAAAGCTCCGGATGCCTGACAAAAACCGTAAAGACTTCAGTCAGCATTTCATCAACTTCTCTTCTGGTGCTAAAGAGCTCATCGATATGATTCTCGGCGACTTCCATAAAATCGTCTAAGTTACTGTAGTCTTCCGGCTGAGGCGTGTGCCGCTCATACGATTGTATTCTTCCGTTCGCCATCGCGTGAACCTTATGGCCTTCTTCTATCATCTTTGCCAGGTCAGGCGTGGTTTTAAATTGCTTTATTCCGATCTTTTTCATGGCCAAAGTATAACTGAGTTGCCCGCCTAGCATGTTAACGCGCAGACCTCAAAAACGAGGGTAAAGCCGTGCGAATCGAGTAATTTAAATTCTTTTCCTGCAGTTCTTGTTTCGAAATTATTCTTTTATCGAACCATGAGTAGAAACAACTTTTTGATGAAACCATGGCAAAAAACTCATGGCCCTAAGAATTACGGTCCGTCGGAACCATGAAGAAATAACTTGAAAAATCCCCGTCCCGCAAATAGAGCTATCTTGAAGCATCAATCTTTAAAATCTCTAACCTATTGAAAATTAGTACAAAAAAGGGCGCCCTCAAGGCACCCTGATGCTTTTATAAGCGAATTAAAATGCTACCTGATCACTCCCACTCAATTGTTAAATTGATTTATAACAATCTGTTTTCAAAAATAAGTTTTAATGGAATAGAAGTAAATACCATGAAAAATACCATCAAAACATGTTCTCTCAATCTGAGAAATTATTTATGACCGCAGCATTTCTTTTCATCAAAGTATTTCCGCTCCATAACCTCCCCTTGCTTGCCGATATTAAATGAATCGACCGGACGGTGGTATCCCATCACCCTCGTCCACACTTCACATTTGGTTCTGTCACTGTTTTTGATACCGTACTTCTGTAATTCGTTCTCCATCTCTTCCTCCTGTTACTTATCGCCGGCGCCACTATTTCCAGCTAAGTGCCCTTCTACAGTACTCAATAGCCGATCTTGCCTCAAGAAGTAATCCTCTAGCCTCTTGTTCCAATCGGAGGCATTGAACTGTGTCTCGAGCTGCAGTGGTTTTAGCTCTATTTTCGAGGACGTTGATTCGGTTGCGCATCCGTTCAACATCATTGCGAGCGCTAGATTCAGCGATACGAAGCTCAGCCAGTGCGATCGCCTGATTTTTGTATTGCGTTTCATAATTCCGGACCGTTGCTGTAAGTTGGGAAATTTGAGATCGAGCAGTTTTTAATTGCTCTGAGTTCTGGCCCTGGTTGAGGCCAAAAAAATAGGCGCCGAGCACGATTAAAGCGCCAGCGCCGATTTTGAAAATTGATAACGGGTTCACATCAGTTCCACCTCCTCCTGCCTACGATTCAACAAACCTGGAACTGTTTTCATGTCCGGAGTTCCGTCTGGTTTCCGTTTGATCGATCCATCAGGATTGAACTGTTTCTGTTTAGAAAACGATAGAAAACCTTTTTTAGCTTTCTCCAAATCTCCGGCATTCAAATACTGCAGCGTGTGTGATTTAGCGACTGCCGGAACCCCGAGGTTAAAGGCCAAGTCCAGCAGCGCGATGTATTGTCCTCGCGTCAATCTGCAGGTTACATAAGGCGCCAAGTCCTCGGCATGATCTTCTAAATCGTCCCGGAGAAACCTTTCAGCCTGCAGGAGTGAAATAACCTGCCCCGGCCTGACGCCCTTTGTGTGGCCATACCCAATTGTCCACGTGCCGGCGGAGCACTTATAAGCCTTAAGCTTGAGTCCTTCCCATTTCTTAACAAAATTCTCAGCAATGATGGGATTCCATTGCGAGAAAGGTAGTTTCTGTTCTGTCATTTGTTATGTAATCCTTTCAAGGTAGCCATCTCCAGCCTGATCGCTGTCAGCTCATGACGTATTTCAGCTATTGCGGCCAGATTGTTTGAGTTTTCTGAAACTCGTTTTGTGAGATTGTCGATTTCAACGCGCTGCGTCTCTGTCTCGGTTTCCAGTTCGCTGATCCGCGCCTTTTGAGAGTCGATTGTGAGTAGAGCCAACTGGCTTTCAGTCAGGGCCCGGCAATGTAAAACGCCGACATCAAAATCAATTTGATCGTTCCGTTAAGAACTCTTCTGGGAGTAACAGTGATTTCACTTTTGTTCGTCATCTTTTTTTCTCCCTTCGTCTTTTGAGGAGTCCAAAAAAATGATCTTGAGTCGTCCGACAAGCAGTCCATACAGAACGTTCATCAGCCTCGTTCCGTAGAAAGAAGCGACCCCGGTAAGTGCCGCAATCCATTCCTCAGGAATGTCTGTGACTTTAAGAAGCAAAAACACCACAACGCCGGCAATTGCCGATGTGGCAACTTCAACGATGTATCGATAGAACATAAATTGCCTTTCGCCTTTTACGTACGGCATTGCCGCTCCGGCCAGCGCACTGACAAATCCGAGCGCAAATGAGATCAGGGACAATGCCGTCATGAATTCATCGAATTTTTGCGGGCTTTTCATTCCCGACTCCTTGAAATTATTCGTTTGCTAGAACTTCTTCCTCTACGGGCCATTCAATGTCGTAGGGATAACCGCTCTGCTGATAAACCTGCTGCAGTGCTGCAGTCAGTTTTGTTTTCTGCTCTTCGTCCAAATCAGTCCGGGCCTGGATTGCTTCGATTCTCTTTTTGATTTCTGCGCCTACTTGAGCGGACTTCCAATATTTATGAGCCGCTTTGGCAACTGCAGGAGGCTCCGGCCAAACAATGCCTTCCGGGAAGGCTCGAGCCTGCGGAATATCTCGAAGCGCCTGGCGGTACTCGAGCACCTGTTCGCGTTCTTCATTTGTGATCGGATAGTCGTTTACAACGAGATAATCGGTCATCGTCAGGTAATAGTCTCTCGTAGAACGTGCTGCGGCTTCCTTTTGGGCTTTCTTCTCTGCTTCAGTGAGTTCCGGAATCGCCTCAACTGTCGTGGCAATTTTGTCGCCGTTTTTGTCGTTTACTGCAACTTCACGGAAATGCTCCGGATCTTTCTTTACATAGTCACTGAGCAGGGATCGGAGCATGTGGTTGTGAAGCGTGCGGCTCTTGTGCGGGATTTCGACCCCAACGAAATCAGCGGCTGACTGCGGAAACGGGATTTCATCCCACCCTGAGTTTTCATCGCCCACCGTTTTAATTTTGTAGAAAAATTTCGGCTTGAGGTCGGGCTTCACCAGCGTACAGCGGGGCGGCATCAGATATGCCCCGGGACGCTTTGGATTGACCTGCGCAATGTGCGTGTCCTCGAAAAATCCGTCCTCATCATAGACAAACACTGTTTTAACTAATTTCTCAACTTTTTTAGACATGCTGACTCCCAAAGAAATCCGGGCTCTAAAGCCCAAATCAAAGCGCTATCAAATAACAGACTCTCCCGGACTCGCGCTCAGAGTCCAGACGTCCGGAGTGAAATCGTGGGTTTTTAGGTTTTCTAGAAACGGCCGCGTTACAGATCTGACAATTGGTCACTGGCCTGAAATATCCTTGCTGCAGGCCCGGGCCATCGTCCGTAAGAAACAGAGAGAACTCGAAATTGAGCCGACAGGTTCTTTTACCGTCCGCGATGCATTCAAGTTCTGGTGCATAAAAAAGAAGGGCCGAATCCTCAGTTACAGAGATGAACGGCTTCGATTGGAGAAATACGTCATTTCGAAAATCGGCTCCCGGCAATTGGATTCCGTTACGCCGCCAATGATCATCAGACTTATGGAGCCGCTGGAAGAAGAAGGAAAAGCCTCAACAATTAAAAGACTCCTCATGCGCACCCGGGAGATTTTTGATATGACGGTCAACGCCGGGTACCTCACCTCAAACCCTTTATCCAAAATAACTAAAGTGTTTCCAGTCCCGGCGGTCACCCACATGCCGGCCGTAGATTGGAAAGAATTACCGATCGTCCTCTCGCAGCTGGAGAAGCTCGCTCCTCAAAAATATAGGGTGCTGTTCTATTTTTCGCTGGCCACCCTGCTCCGCCCTAAAGAAGTCATCTCCATCAGGACAGAATGGATCACCGACGAGGCAATCACAATTCCGGCCGAAAAAATGAAAATGAAGCGAACTCATAGGGTTCCAATGACGCCCTACCTCGCTTCCCTGATTGAGGAGGCTAAAAATATGCGGAAAAACAAGCGCAGCCCTTACCTTTTCCCTGCTTCTTATGCTAACAAACCCATCAGCAGTCAGGCCCTAGCCAAGTGGATGCATGAGCAAAAAGAGTTTTCAAACAAGCTCGTTCCGCACGGCCTTCGCACGATCGGACGTTCATGGTTTGCAGACCACGAAATACCGTTTGAGGTTGCCGAAGCCTGCCTCGCTCATGTTGTCGGATCGCAAGTTGTACGTGCCTACCAGCGCGGGGATTATTTCGCAGCGCGCCAAAAATTATTGCCAAAATGGCACGAGTACATTCAACACTGTGCTCAATGTGCCAAGGTTTTAAACAGCACTTCAGACAACTCGGGAGCTGAGACAACTTAATTTATAAGTTGTGCCTTGTGCCTGGCACTGAATAAACGTGGGCTCCAAATCGACAAAATTTGGAGCTTGCAAGACAAAAATCTCTGTCCCGAATATCCCGGGGACGCTTCCCGGAAATCAGCTCGGCACAGTCGGTTCTGCTTATATCCCCGGTTGGCAAGGCGCTATCAGAATCAAGCAGATTACAGAAGGACGATCTGTCTCGACCGTACAATCGGCAGATTACAAAGTGACGTGGGATGCTGAATTTGATGCTTCAAAGGGTAATGCAATTTATGGGGCGTCAACAACGAACCAGCCCGCCGCCTTACAGGTTTATTGCCTTATCCGTTATTGATACCGAATCAACAGGTAACCTCTAAGCGATTTAGGCTGATTTGTTTCGGAATTGCCATAAACGCCGCTGGCCCTTGAGGCATCAAAACCGAGGGTTCTAGGAGCATTTGTAGCGTTTAACTTTTCGTCTGCCGCGGCAGGATGATCGTTAAAACCATCCTTGTTAAAAAACACTCCTTCGGCTCGTTCGAGGTTGATTCGATTGGCCCAGTTTCCGAAACTGCCAACGATATTCGGACCGTCCGAATATCGCAGGTTACCTAAACGCTGCAAACCTCGGAAATGTGCCGACTGAGTTTGTTGAGCCTGCTACAGGCGCTCTTAGGGTGGGGCGTTACAGTACCGGGAAAGCAGTTCCGGACATCGATCAAAGTATTCAAAAGATCGTTAATGATTTGAGCTTTAACGCCGCGTTATCAAGCGCTATTTATGGAAGCGCTACAACGGTTCAAACTGCGTCATTACGAGCCTACACACTGATTCGTTATGTGTAGCGGATAAGCATATATCCGCACAGTGCATTTACTCGAATTTCGGAAAGGTCATCAACGTACAAAGAATTGGATTTAGAAGCGTCAAGCTGGGCATCATGGCAAACTTTTACACTGCTGTTATTAGATAGATTGATCGATAAGTTTGCTTCCTTATGAACTACTTTTAACGCCCCATTCCATTCGATATTGAAATCGCTGTCCTGAATACCAAGGCGAGAAGCATTCAGATAACCTTTTATATTCGGTAGTTCCGAATATAAAAGGCGGTTTCGCGCTTAGACCCGTTGCAGACTTTGGCCATTTATCAGGCTCGATCATACAAACCAAAGGCGCTACAGAAACCGCAGACTGCGCGCTAAACGAGGAAAGCCGTCACTCTTATAAGCAATATTCATTTGATGCTTCGGTTAGTTCTCCAATCTACCAAAATGGACTGACTGAAATCCGAGTGAACGGACTTTTCGGCATGATGCTAATACGCTCTCACTAAAGCGAGCGCCCTAAAAGCCTCTGGCCTCACCGTCGTAACGGAATCTGAATACAAAGTATTTGCTAAATTCGCATCAAACTTCAGAACCGAGGAATTTGTCCCGCTTGTGAGAGTAAAGTTTTGAACCCAGCGGCGCATCCCCGAGAACGGGCCATCGCCACAAACCTCACCGGACGAAGGTGTTACGAAGCCGGCCAGCAAGGAATTTCCTTTTATATTCGGTAGTCCCGAATATCTTTGGCGAATGGGCAAACACTCACGCCGGAAAACCAAATGCAGGGGTCGTAGGAGCAAGTTATTTCAGGGACGCCCAGAATCCTATGAGGATGTCAACGTTAAATGAAACTGCCTCAGCTCACATGGGCTTTAATGCCTCCCGTATATCTTCGATTTATCAGGATAATATGTCGGAAGTTCGTGTGAACGCCTTGTTTGCAATGTGCTTAATACGCTCGAACTAAACATAGAGTGCGCATCGAGGCTGTTTGAACTGTCGAAACGGAATCTTGATAAATTGCGCTAGTCCGAGAAAGATCAAAGTTACCCACGGAATCCTGATTTCCGTCTGTCCTAAGAGGATCGAAAACGGAACGCGGATATGTCCCTGTCGTATAGAAAGGGCCAGTTAAATTTGCGAGACACATTCTTAGTGAACCAACATTATCGACTTGGAATGTGCCTTTGCTATTCGGTCTAACCGAATATCACAACGTCCATCCCTCACGATTTTGTTATGACAAACATTGTGGCGGATAGCTCAGGGGCGTTCATCCAAACGCATAGCAATAGGTTGTCTGGAATTCGAATTGACGAGGCCACAGGATCGTTTCAGGGTGTTCATATTGAATTCGACTTAGGCAGAAAAAATCCTATTTATTCGAATTCAGTGACAACAGTTCGCCCTGAATCGTTTAGGTCTTACTACCTCATCCGTTATGCCGCATAGCGGATTAGATATTGCCCCAATAATGCATCAACTTGTACCGTGCTAATTGAGTCAGAATAAACAGAGCTGTTTCTAGATAAATCCATGTTGACATACGAATCTTGGGTTCCATCAGCATCCGGGGTTCCCACCATGCTTCTTGGATAAGGTTCGCTTGTATAAAAAACTCCATTAGCGAAGGCGCACATTCGCAAATGTCCAAGATTGTCCATTCTGAAAGCACCACGGCTATTCGGTTCCGAATATCAAGGGCACGATACTTTGGGGAAGAAACTACGCTAAAGACCAAAATGGCCAAACAAAAGAAGGTGCATTTTGCTGGACTACTGGAATCGGAAAAGGTCGGTATGAAACCGTAGACCAAGAAAACATTTTCATGTCCGATCCAAAATTTAATGCCTCTTGGAGTTCTTCTATCTATTCGGATGCGATAACAAAGCCCCAATTAGATGGCATTTTTGGTCTGATGCTCATACGCGGTTTCTAACCGAATATACCGGGCAACTTCTCACACCTACGAGAAAATGGACAACCTGACCCCGACGGTGCCTTTCATAGCTATGGCGGTGTTTATGGGGATGAGATCGTCCGTAAAACACCGGATCAGAGACCTTACGCTTGGGAAACTGTAGGGTTCCTTGCGAGCCGTGCTTCAAATGTTTATTCGGATTCGGTTACAACCGTCCAACCCGCCGGAATTTACGTGCAAATGCTGATTCGCTACGAATAACGGATGAGGCAGTACGCTCTAAGCGCCTCCGGTCTCACGGTTGTGACGGCATCAGAATAAATCGCGTTTCCTTGGCTTAAATCCAGCCGGATTGTAATGTCACCTGGGGCAACCATCGTTGTAACAGGTGCGCATTGGCGTGTTCCGTTCTTTTCGACAGATAGCGCGCCATCATAGTAGAGGACAGAACCGCTTTCGGATATGCCTCCGCACCCTAATTGCCAAGACGACCAGCCTTTGCTATTCGGTACTCCCGCTTCGACATAGGTTCCCACCTCACTAAGGGTGGTTGTCCCCTCCAAAAATCTGTGATGCGTATTCGGGAGGTTGAAATGCGTGGAATCGACGTTGCCGAATTTGTCTCCAATGACGTCATAAAGGTCTGAGAAATCAGTCTTAGAGACACTGGCGCCGTTGGTCAGCAAATAACCGTCAGGGATTTCGGTACCAAGGTAATAAATAACCGTGCCAATCGGAACCGCTGCCAGTGCTGCCGCAGCTATCTCTTTGCGAAGAAGCGTTTTAAGAGCTTCAATGGCTTCCGTGACATAGGTCTTCACGAAATTAAAAACGCCGCTCGGAGTAACTGCTTTTGAGGAGTTTGTGCCGGTCTTGATTTCGTCAAGACTAGCCAATTTCACAACGCCGGCCACTTGCGTCGTAGCGGGAGGATTGAAGAAGTTGGTATCGCCGTCAACGGTAATCCCGGATGTTCCGCCGCTAATTACAAGGTCAACGGAGAGAAGGCCTTGAGAGCCGGCAGCTTTTTGCAAAATTGCGCCGGTCGGCTGAGAACTGACGGCAAACAAAGTACCGTCCTCTAGGTACACACCTACTTCGTTCACCGTGTAAGCGTCAGAGCTTGTGTCACTCATGGTGACGTGAATTGTGTTGTCTCCAACGTCCCCGCCGGACAGCGCAGTGATTTCTTTGAATTTGCTCTGGAGCGCGGTTTGATCTGCAGAGGGCGTGTAATTCCCGGTTCCGAGGCCGAACTTAGTAATTTTTACGGGGAGTGTTCCGTTGTTTTCAGCATTTACGAGCGCGGCAAGGCCTGCCGACGTAATGACTACGTTAGGCATATCAAAACTCCTAAATTTTCAGTGGGTGATTAGATGCGTGCGTACGAAACCGGTCTCATGAGCGGTGTCACGCTGATTTGAGTTGTGAGCGGCGTTATTTCAGAAGAACAACGCGCAAAAGAAGCGGATCGAATCGACCCGGAAACCTGTAGATTTCCAAGCAGCGACTGAACGACAGTGAATGTGTAGTGACTGCGAACAGGTTTTGCCTCGTCCAGCAGCCTGAGAAAGTCTTCCTGAGCATTAGCGCTCAGACCTCCGGATATGGCTCCGATAGAGGCAACTACTTCAAACGTGTGAGGTGTGCCTTTAGGCGTCTTTTGCCACCATTCGGTGATGGAAACGGCGGAACCGAGAGATTCGAGGACTTTTTTGACCGCCGACAATGTGCCCATACGGCATTTCTGAGCCACGACGGTTTTGGCAACCTGCCGTTTTTGGCTTAGAGGCCAGTAATCACGCCAGGTCGTGAGATCAAATGAATATGCAATGTGGTCAAGCTGCGTGCTGGTCAATTTATCGACGTTGGCCAGTACGGCGCCCAATAACAAAAAACCCGAAACTGTTTTCAGTTCCGGGTCGATTGCTTCTGCAGATTGTTTTACTTGCTGATCTGACGAGATACTGTCGGGCAGCAGATCACCTAAGGTGATGTCTTGTAGTGTTTTCATTTAGCCATCCTCCAGCCCCTTGAATGTCACTGTCACGGACGAGCATTGGGCGACTTGAGATTTGGTTAATGTTTTAAAAGCGGGCGTTAGGGTTGTATGAAGAATCCGACCGGCGCCAGCATCGCGAACTCGTTTAATGAGTTCGTCCGGATTGATGTCTCTGCCGATTTTTGCCTGCTGCCATGCGACGTAATCGTTCACTGCCGCCTGGACAGCTGTCTGAATCGCAGAGAGTCTCACTGCGTCACTCTGCAGAACGTAATAGTCCACATTGACGCTGTAGGAATAAGCCGTAGGAGCTTTGGCATGGACCTCATCGGTAAGCGGCCTGATTTCTTCTCCGGACAGATAATCCTCAACTTCCTGCAGAAACGCTGTAGACGGCAGCGCGCCCCCTGTCAGGAGTGTGTAAACATTCACCACACCCGGAGTCGGAGAATCAATCGCTACGTCGATGATCGAAGGAGAGACTGAAAAAGCGTGGAAAATGTAAGCCTTCTCCGGTCCGGCCACCGAAAAAGAGTTTGGCTTCAAGCGCAGGCGCTCGGCATAGCTTGCATCGCTCTCTATGTCGGAACCCCCGATGGATTCCGTAGTGTTTACCGCGCTGGCCAAAAATGCCAGCGGTGCCACAATCGTAGAAATTTGCCCTGCTAAATAGCCGTTTCCGATGTTTCCGGCTTGCGTGCATTCTGCTTGCGCCGTTCCCTGCAGTTCCCCTGGAGCGATTGTCACCAGTTCGGTCGTTTCGAATATGACGTTGCCGGCGCTCACCTGAAAACCTGCAGGTATAAAAAAAGCGCTCGAAAGCGCTTGGGTTAGTGTGAACTGAATTGTTGTAACGGCTTTATCTGCCGGCTGTCGGGCCGTATCGAGGAACACGCCTAAGGCGTCCAAATACTGTCCTTGAGCGTATGTGAGCAGATTCTGCTGCGCCCCATGGTTGAACACCTGCCGTAGCTGAATAATTTCTGAGGCAATCGTCAGCAAAAACAATCGGACCGGATCTCCGGCGCTGAGTGTTCTGCCGGCGGCAGTCTCATAACGATTGATGATGTCTGATTTGATTTTCTCCGGATCTGTCTCAATAAAATTAACATCCGGCATTCCCCAACGAGGTAATGTCTCAGGCATTTCCGCCTCCGATGCTCAAAGTGATGATTGGGTTCAAAAGTCCGTCCATGGCGTCCTCTGCCTGTTCTCCGAATTCGATTTTGTCGATCACAGCTCTGGGTTCCCATCGCTCAACAGCCTCAATAATCTCAGCTTGGATGAGCGCCTTGGCAATGTGGATCGGCTTATCCACGTGCTCCCACTCAAGGCCGAAGTCTCGATCAAGCGGGACGGTTCCTTTACGAGTTGCGAGAATCGTTCTGACGTTCTGCAAAACTTCCGCTGCCACGGTTCCGGGAGCAAATGAAATCGGCTGGGATAAATTAAGAACGTGCTGCATTTTCGTCACCGCATTCAGTTAATGAAATCGTGGCCTCAGCAATCTGGCAGACGCCGAGGCCCGTATGAAAGCGCCGTTCCTCCGAGATCGATTCAAGGACGAACTTCCCCATGTAACGCGGCCCCAGAAGAAGTCTTTGGGGCTTGTGCGAGTCCAGCATTCGTTTCAATAAAAACAAACCCGCCTCGGGAGGCGAGTTCAGAGAACTGTCGAAACGGATCTTGAAACTTATTTTGTCCGACTCTTCTCCGATCCACTCAAGCACCGGCTTTCTGCCGATCACATCGTGACGAGCATATTTTGTCGCCAGGTCTCTATTCACATCTTTGAATGTGTTCACAATATTTGACGAGCAGACAAACGGAAGAGTCCCAAAAAGTCCGGTTACTCCGAAGGCCATAGCGCCCTCCTAATTAAATATTGGTTCCGTGAACGGTGCCGCTGGCGTTAATGTTCCCCGTAACAGAGAAATTCCCTTCAACAGAACAATTGCCCTTAATGTTCAGCGTTCCTGAGAAATTCACAGTTTGGCTTGAGATCGTGGCGCTTGAGTCGTTCAACGTCATCGTTGTGCCGCCGATGTTGAGGTTTAGGGTCGGCGTCGTAATGTCAACCGAAGTCCCGCCCTTAATGGCGACCTGGTTAGACCCGTCGACCTCAACTTTTTTGGAGCTCTGGGAGATTGTTTCTGGCGCCGAAATCGCAATGTTTTGGCGATTCAGCTTGAAGTTTGTGCTGCCGATAACGCCCTTCAATTCGTGACTGTTTCGGTTGTAGCTGAACTCGGAGCCGTCTTTAAATTTCACCGTCCGGATGTCAACGGACTGCCCGGGAACGTCCACGTCTCCGGCGTAAAAACTGCCGACGGCGAATCCGGCTTCTTCTGCCTCATTAAAAAAGAGACAAAGAACGTCCTCGCCGACATCCGGCAGCCAGAAGTCTTTATCGTGCAGCGTCTTTCTCTGCAGCACCGGGAGCCAGAAACTTGTTTTGCCGTCCTCGTCATCGAAGGTTGCCCGGATCTTGCACTTTGCAGGATCGATGTCCGTCACTTCACCGATTTTGAGGATCGCTAAAACGGCATCGCGGTCTTCTTCGTTTGGTTTAAACAACATCTTAATACTCCTTGTTGACGCGCCTCAGCCGCAGGCCCGTGGTGTATCCGGAACTCCCGCCGCTGTGGTTAGCTTCCTCAATGATGTAATTGCCGCTGAAAGCTCCGGCGCCGACTACCTTAATAACGGTACCGGCGCACAAGAACGGGGTTCCGACAACCGTCATCTCTCCGGTGATTTTTCTGCTGTTGAGCTGACGGAGCTTGGCTTTGGCCAGGCGTTTTGCCTCTTCGAGCGAAGCGCAGCGTTTTTTCATCTCAAAGACTTGGCCGTTTTCATCGGCTTCCGGATCCGTGTACGTGTATTCAAAAACAGCCGGGTTTGATCCCTTGCCGTTCTTGTCCACCTTCTGCAGATAAAAGTCGTATTCGGTGGCTTTGGCCGCCTTCACTTTCTGCAGATTGAGGTCGTATCCGGCCGCTTGGTCCTTCTTTTTAGCTGAAGGACTGCGCCACTTGACCTTGACGGCCTTATACGTATCGCTCTGAGAAACCTCGAAGGTATAGCTCAGGATGTCACTGATCCCGATTTCCATTGTGCATACGGGATCCTTTTTCTCGTACCGTTCCTGACCAAAAATCACAACGGTTTTATCCGTGACTTTGATCGAGAGTCCGGCTTCTTCACACAAGTGCTGCAGAAAGGCCATGTCACTCTGACGAGACTGGTCAATGCGCGGGTATTGAGGATTTTCGACGGAATCAAAGAAAAGCTCTAATTCGGCATCCCTGCAGATTTCTTGTGCGATTTCCTGAAGAGAATGGTTCTCCCAAGCACGGTTTTTCTGAGTTTTCCGGACAGGCTTATTGAGCGGAATAGACACGGCTCGGAGTTCGTAAACCCGAGGTGCTCCGGAGATTCTCTGATAATCAACAAAGAATGTTCCTAGGAAGGCCTCCGGCCCAGGTTCTTCCGTGGTGCCGGCGGACAAGTACATTTTGATGTTCTCACCGCCGTCAGGCTTCCAGCTCCCGGCCCACTTCCCTTCATTATCTTTGAGCGTCAGGCTGATTTCGTCTGCTTGGCCGCTCTCATGATCGGTAAATGACCATGAGAGCAGATCTTTGCAAAGGTCTTCGGACACGTCTGTTTCGTTTTTGGAAAGCAGCAGCCGAAGCCTTGTTTGTCTAGGTCCCGACATTTCTGTTCTTCCTCTTCCATGGCGGCAGCATCGACTCTTCCTGAGCGGTTGTCTGTTCGACCTTCGGAACGTTGAGCTCAACCCCTGCCGGGAAAATGACATATTCCTGATAATCCGGATTCTCCCGGATTAAGTCGGACATGTACATTTCGCTCCCCAGCAGTTTCTTGGCGACAATATCCCATGTGTCGCCCTGAATCGTTTTGTACATAAGGCCTCCAATTAGGCATAAGACAAGCGGCGCTCAGAATTCAGCAGGCGCTCAAGCTCGCGCTTCAGGTCTGCCACTCCGGCTCTCAGCCCTGACTGGACGTCTTCTCTGACCGCTCCGGCACCTGTGATCTGAATCACAGGAGAGAAGTTGACAGAGATGGAAGGACCGCCGGCGCCCATCATGCCGCCCAAGCGGGAAAGCGGGAGGATCGCTTCCGGCTCCCTGCCTTCGCCGACCATTGCCAAGGACGGCCCTGTCGCGATGCCGCCGGACGCAAGCATCGGAATCTGGGGAATGTTGATCCCCATACTCTTGCCGCCTACGCCCGGAACCCAATCCGGAACCGTGAACGATCCGAGAGAGTTCAAACCGGCAATAGCCTTATTGGCCAGAGAAATCACAAGATTGAGCGGACCTTTGGCAAACTCCGGGAGCGCCTGGAAGCATCCGGAGAAGGAAGTTTTTGCGCCTTCCCAAGCTTTAGTCCAATCTCCGGAGAAAACTCCGGAAATAAAACTGATCAGACCTTGGAATGTGGTCTTTATCCCGTCGATTGTGGGTTTGATCGAGCCTTCATAGATGTTTTTCATGGTGGCTGCCAGCCCCGGGAATTTTTCCTCAAAGGCCGTCCACAACTCGACCAGTTTGGCTTTGACTTCATCCCAGTTCTTGTAGAGATAGATGCCGGCAAGGACCAATGTCGCAATTGCAGTAATGGCCATGCCGATCGGGTTTGTGAACATAAATTTCATCGCCGATCCGGCTGCTGTTGCAGCCACCTTCAAGCCTCCAAGGGCTTTTGTTGCTACGAGAATTCCTCCTTTCCAGACAGACATGGCAAAGGAGTAGGCTTTTATGGCCGCCGTATTTGTCGACAATCCTCCCCTGATCAACAACAGGCCTTCATACAACTTCATTCCTGTGGTGATAAGTTTAAGGACCGGAGCACCCAATACGAAAAAGGCAACCCTTAGCATGTGGAACACAGCCACGCAAGAAAGAACTACTCCGGAAATGTAAAGGAACCATTTAACCAGTGTTTGGTTCTCTTTAATCCAAGTTCCGGCTGCCTCTCCGAGTTTGACGAAATCCAACGCTCTTTCTTTGAGGGTCCCCAACATTGGGTCACCTACAGCTCTGGCAAAATAAGACATTGCGTTCGAGGCCAGTTCCAGGGCGTTCGAAGTAGTAGCACTTCTCGATAAAAACTCCTTTTCCATTGAGCCGGCGTATTTTTCGCTTTCTGCAACCAGATCGAAGTTTTCCCTCAGCTTTTCCGTGTTGGCCAGCATTGGTCCCATCGCTCTGGCGCCCTCCTCGCCGAACATAGCCGTCAGATATTGCATTTGCAATTCCTTCGGGAGTTTGGTCTTTACTGCCTCAAGAACAGCAAAAATTGTCTTCGGAGCATTCTTCTGTACATCTTTTTGGAGCTGCAGGGCGTCAAATCCGAGGTTCCCGAAAGCGGCCTTCTGCAAATCCGTCATTGAGCCGCCCTTCGTCAAAGCTCTCATGAATGCGTTCATACCGGTTGCAGCGACCTCTGCTTCGGCTCCGGCTCCGATGATCGTAGCTGCCATGGCGGCCGTCTGTTTTTCAGTTAGTCCGGCCACTTTGCCAAGAGCGCCGTATCGTTTCAACGCTTCACCAACCTGCTTGGCCATTGCCGCATTGTTGTTGCTCAACGCGTTTGTAGCGTCTGCAAGGCTTTCGACCTGATCTTGTGTCAGGTTCATACCGGAGCGCCACTTCGCCATCATTTCTCCCGCCTCTTCTGCGGAGATGTCGAAGGCAACGCCCATTTTGGCGGCTGTCTCGGTAAACCGAATAAGATCCTTTTCGGCGATGCCGGCTTGACCTGCTGCCGCAGTAATTTTTGCCAACCCTTCCGCCGTAATCGGGATAGACAAGCTCATTTTTTCAAGAGCCGCCTGCATTTTCTGCAGCCCGTCCGGAGATGTGAAGTCCACAACTTTTTTAATCTCGGCCATAGCATCCTCCATTTGCATGGCCTGTTTCACAGGTGTTTCCGCGTAATGCATCACGGAAGATCCCAACGTCGAGAGCGCAACCATAGAGCCCATTCCTTTTTCGGCCAAGGAGCTCTCCATAAATTCAACTCCCGATCTTGCTTTAGCAATGTTGTTTACTCGGGAAGCAACAGCGCTTTGTTCGGCCAATAACTTATGTTTCTTCTTCACGTCATCAAGAGACCGTCCTGTCAAATTCAGCTCTTTGCGCAGATTTGAAAGTGATTTTGTTTGCGTGTTTAGCGCTCGATGAGAATCATTTACCGCCTTAGCAAGTTTCTTTTCTTCAGACAACATGACAGAGCTGGTGGAGTTCGTCCGTTGAATCGCCGCCCTGAGATTATTCAGCGCCTCTTTCTGACGGAAATACTGAGCAGACAGCTGTTTGGTCTTTTCTGTTTGTTTAATCAGGGAACCAACTTTTTCATACTGCTTATTCAAGCCCCGAACTCGGTCTTCAGCTTTTTGTACGGTCTCTGCGGCCTTTTTAAAAGCGCTGGGGAATTTGGAGTTAACTGCCGCAGCAACCTCAAACATTATTTCGTAACTCTTTGCGCTCATTATGTTTTTTCCGTTTACTTTTCTCCCTCCCCTTCTTAAAATTAATACATAAGGAAAAGGAGATATGAAATGTGTGATGGCAGCGGAAACAATACGAACTTAGTCAATCAGGCTGCTGTTTCCTACATGCTCTCTAAGGGCCGCTCTAATCCTTTTCAAAAGGATCGCTGGGTGTGGAATACAGATACGCCGCTTGGAATGTTCTTATGCATTCTGGACGTGTTTTGGATGATTCTTAAGCTCGCCCTTTTCTTCGGCCCCATTCTTTTTGTGAATTGGTGGTTTTGGCATTAATTTCGCTCAGTAGGCCGCCTAAAGCATTCACCCACTCAACCACCTCTGTAAGAGGCTTTTCAAACCAACCGGAAGCACTGCCTCCGGCGCCATTTAGGGTCAGCCAGAGGCAGTATTTGCGTACAGTGCTAATTAATCCATCGAGAGTTTCTTTTTCGCCTCGTTGATTTCTTTCGCCTGCTCCGCCGAGTAGGCCTGTTGAAAAAAATACTGACTTGCCAGCGTTGTAATCGAAATGGCTTCAGCCATGGGCAACGCATCAATTAATTCATACGGAACCTGTGCCGCTTTGGCCGCTGCCAGCATGAGGAACTCTTCATCCATTGCTAAGACGGGAATCGGGCGTGCAGGATTGTCGAAGGCTCTCCGAATTTCGCGCAGATCCTTTCCGCTCAATTTGTCAAAATCAAACGTCAGAAATTCGTACTTCTTGCCTTCAAATTCAAGCGGGCGGCTGAGTGTGTGAATGATTTCGCTCATTTAGTTTCTCCTTTGATGCCGGGGCCGAGCCCCGGCGAGTTTTGGTTAAGACATCCCGAGGTCTTTACGGACGCTCTCGAGCATGTCTGTGTCGCCGAACTTTGCGATAAAGTTGTATTTATCGATTTCGACAACCTCTTTGTCATCGACAACGATCTTCAGATAGACCACCTCAAATTCAGTGGACGAATCGGTTGTGGAACCCGGTTCAAATGAACCTAAAGAGAAGTTCTTCGGAATCGCTCTCATGACAACTCGGATGGGAGTAGTCGTGATTTTTCCGGTGGTGTTGTCGTAGTGCTGCTGAGAACCGCGGATTTCCAACTGATGTGCCTGCTGCTTGGCCAACTCGAGAGCGGGCCTTTCAATAGTTCTCCAGTTGAAAGTCGAGCTCATGGCCTGATAGTGGCCAAGAACCGGGCTATCCACTTCGCCGGCGATACCGGCTCCGGACACTGTGTCGCTCATTGCCTGAAGCTCAGGCAAATCAACTGTTGCCATACCCATCAGCGCGTTGGCTTCGTTGTAGACGCGATAGTTGATCAAGCGCTCCGGGATGCTGTTTGTTCCTGTTGCCATTTTTTACCTCCAATTAGGCTGCAAATAGGGTTTGCAGATAGTCAGGATCGAATTCAAGAATGAAGTCAATCTCTTTTGCCGGAGACGGCGGTGTGATGTAAACATGGAATGCGAGATTTCCATCCATGAGGTCCGTGATCGAGTTTTCAGAAGAGAGGAACTCAATGCGGCCTCCGAGGATGTACTGCATAGCAGCCAACCCGTTCATCCAAATGTTTGCGCTGTCGATGATCGTGTTAATCAGGCGAGGAGTTGCCGGGAAATCGACCTTAGACCAGAAGGTCTGAATAAACGTATTGCCGATCCAGTTGAACATTCTTCTGTTCGGAATAAAGGCGTCTTTGACGTCCGTGTTTCCCGGATAGACGGCAGTTCTGTTGCCCCAGGCAACCCAACCCCCAATGAAATTCAACGCGCAGACAACGCCCTGGCTGTTCAGATAGGCACCCGTATCCGGACCTAAAACCACTTCAGAGCCATCTGCCAAGCATGTGCCTGTCATCTGCAGATTTTTGTTGGACGGAGAGACGTACGGAACATCATCGTTCTGAGAATCAACTTGGGCCATCAGACAGGCCAGCTGCGTCGAGAGATTGAACACAGTGCCGTCGAGCTGGATCATCGGCCAGCAGCAGATTTGCATCGGATCAGTGATGTTGTTCTGGTTCTTCCAATTTGCAACAGCGGTATAGTTCTTGACTGTTGTAGTCGGAACATCGACCGCACAAATCGCCTTGAATACAGTGTTGATGGCGGTGCATTTTGCGGCCATCACGGCTGCCACGCTCGGGCTGGAAGAGAAGCCCGGAGCGATCAGCGTGCCCGGAACAACTCGGAAGAGCGGGAAAACATCATCCACGAGCTCCAGGCCGGATTTATTTCCGGATATATCGACGCCCCCAATGATGTCATCGGCATCAACCGCAGAAGGATCCAGTTTCGAGGCCGTCAGCGTATAAGGGCTATCAGAGCTGCAGAGGAAGTCTCCGTCCTGATTTTTGAGAGACGAAAGAATCATTGTTCCGTCGGTATCGAAGGAGACAACAAAATCCGTGTCTTTCGTGAGCGTCTTTTCACCGGCTTTCAGAACCAACGTATCCGGCAGGACGCCTGTTTCGGCGATTTTTGCAATACCCGTCTTGGCGTCAAACTGCACGCTTGAAGTCGTGCAGTTCTTCTTGTGCGTTGTCGGATCGAGAACGTTGACAACGATGATGGGAGCTACTCGATACAGCGAAAATGCGGAATAAATCAGTTCACAGATTGAATAATTGAATTTCTTGAGGCCGCTGCTGTCTTCTTCTGCCGGGACAAATCCGAATTCTTTAACCGCTTCCTCGTATGAATAACAAAGCTTCGGTTTGTTGACATTAGTCGGATCGGTCATATTGACAGGGGCCGTGCCGATGATCATCGGAATGCCGGCATTGACCTGAACGGGCGGGAGAATGCTGGTCGGGACTTCACTGACGTAAACGCCATGTTTATAAGCCATTTTTTAAGCTCCTTTTAGTGCTTGTTTGTACAGCGTGTTGAGAATGTGCCCCTGAGTTCGGACATTGGTCCTGGCCTGCTGCACGTCCGCGACAGGAACCATCAGCTGACCGATTGCCGGATTCTTTTCGATCATTCGGACAATGTGGTCGGGATATTTATTTGCTCCCTCTCGAAAAACAGTGTTTGTCGAGAGCCCTAAAAACGAAGGCCCGACGTAAATGACGGGCCTTTCTCTTTGAACTTCAGTTTTTCGTAGCTTCATGTTTACTCATACGGTGTATAGGGATTGACGATTTCAGGTGCGCGGAATGTCCAGCGGGTTGACATAACGATTTGCCAGAAGGGCCATGCTTGAGCCGGAGAGTTTTCCCAAGAGACAGGCGTCTCCAGAATGAACCGCTCGCCGAGCGTCCGATTCGGCAGATTCAATAGCAGCGCCTCGGTCTTTTCTTTGAGCGTCAGCGCCGTGAGATGGCCTTCAAAATCGTCATCCCAAACGCCGATCACGATCGAAACTTCGGTGCTGCAGCCGTCAGCATCCGTTTTGCCCGAATCCGGACGAATCAGGACGAAAGGAAAATCATCGTCCTTTGATTCCCTTGAGTTCTTCGGCGGCAGATAGCCTTGAATGATCTTCGGCGCTCTGAAAACTGTCGGCTCGTCGGCTTTGTGCTCAAGCGGCAGGAGAAAATCGCTCAGGCCGGCTTCCAAAAACTCCCCGAGGGCTTTGCATAAATAAACATCATTCATCACTTGCCTCCTTTAATGAGCCTCATTGCCTCGTGGTCAATTCGACGCTGAAACGTATCTCTCATTTCGGACTGAATGTCTTCAACGATGTTTTCATTTCCGACCATCTGAGGAACAGACGGCCCGTAACGCGGTTCAATCGGGAGCCGGGTCGCGCCTTTTCGCTGAAAAACGGTGCCGTTATAGACAAACGCATTCTTGAGAGGTTTCAGAACGGTTCTTACAACTTCAACTTTCACCTGCCGACGATTATTTCCGGTCGTATCCTGTCCTGAGGGACGGATTCGGAAATGCGCCATAGTGAGAACAGGTCCGGAGAACACGAGTTGTCCGGAAGTTTCTGCGCCTCCCGGACGTCTCAACCGGGTTGCCTTCTTAACGTCGGAGGCTTTGATCGTGTAGCGGCCGCGCAAAGACTTCGAGGCAACGGTTCGACCGCGCATAAGCGCTCGGTTGATTGCCCGATTAACCGCTTTCTGAGCTCCAGTTTTTGTGGAGTTCAGCACGTTAATCGCCGCCTCAACATCATTTTTGTCGATTTTCACTTCAATCATTGTCGATTCTCCCGGAGAACAATGACGAGCATCGTTCCCTCAATCGAGACCGACTGGACGATGTGGCGGGAATCATCAATAGACATCCACTGGCCCTCCTCAGGCGCCTCTAAATCCTGAGAGTCTGCGTAGAGCGTTGTCATGTTGATGAAATCGCCTACCAGTCCGTCTTCAGGAATTTTGGAGATGATGTTTTTGTCGATGACGCATTTAATTTTTTCGCCGTCAATATCGTGAAAGTCAGCAAACTCGTTGAGATTCAAGAAAACGTTCTGGACATCCGCTGCCGCAAAGTCTTTAAACGTTTTCATTTCTAGATTTGGCTTTAGCCTTCGGAGCCGGCTTCTCCGGAGCCTGTGCCGCTTCAGGTTCAGCCGCTTCAGGAAGAGGAACGGCAAAGCTTGTGCCCGGAATCGGTTCCGGCTGGACTGCTTCTTCAGGTGTCTCAGGTTCCTCGGGCTCAACGAATTTCTCACCGACGCCAGCCTTCAAAATGATTTTTGCCTCTTTCTCATTGAATTCAGCCTTATCCCCAGCCTTGAAAATGTCGCGTCCGAAAACCGTGTTTTTAGTGAAAACAATTTCCATTGTTAGCTCCTATGAAAAAGGGGCCGGAGCCCCTCTTTTGACATCGGATTAGGATCCGGTGGCGTTGATGACGTGGAAAGCATGAATCTGCTGGATGATGGGTAGCGGACGGCTGGAGATCTGCACGACTCGGCCCATCGGGTTGGAGCGCTGGATCCAGGACATCGGAACACGAGAACCCTCAACAAAGACGATTCCCGGATTTGTTTCGCTGATGACTGGACAGGCGCCATAGGCCAACATGGTTTTTGCGCCCGGCGTTGCGAGCAGACATTTATCTGCCGGAACCATAGCAACATCACTGTCATCGCCCTTGTACCATTCATCGTAGGAGTAAATGTCAAGAGCAGAGTCTTTGAGGTAACCCCAGTAAGTGACGCCATCCGGAAGATGCTGAGGATCGATGTGGCCCATGTCAACGCGCCTCATGTCGAGAGACTTAGAGGCAGTGAGCTTGCTCAGGATCGTGTCGATCACGTTAGTGCCGCAGATCAAATCACGAGGAGTAAAGCCGCCGTCTTTAATCATTGAACGGCGGACAACTCTCAGGTCGCTCATGATGGTTTCTGCAGTCGCTGTTGAGGCGTCCCATTTCGTGGTCAAAGTAGTTTCCGGCTTTTCGGAAGCCGCAACAGTAGACCAGAAGTTCAGAACCTCATTCACACCGTCGCCCTTGACCGTAACTTTGCCGCTGAAAAGAGCTTCAGAGCACATGGCCTCCTCACGGCGAGAAATATATTCGTCCAGTTCTGCCAAATCACGGCCCAAAATTTCAGCGGCGCGCATGTTCGGGGTCTTACCGGAGTAAAGATTTTCTCCCGGGAGGCGCTTCATCACATCCTCTGCGGTTGTGATGCGCTGAGGCGCCAACATCGGAGCTTCATAGCTCAGAGTGGAATACCCTTCTCGGTCAATGACTTTGCCGCCGTTAAGAGGGGATACAAACGGTGCAATTCTGCGTCCGCCCCGACCAACTACGTCAAAATCGATTTTCTTTGCGGTGAATGTCGGACGATTTGCGAAATATCGATCGCGCAGCCAGGTATGTTTTGTGTTCTGGCCTGCCTCGATCATTTGGGTCATGATGCGCGGTTCAAAAATGTCAACTGCCATTTTTTTTACTCCTGATTAGATTTGATGAAAATGCCGATCTTGCGGGCCGAAGATTTACAGTCGGAAACAGACAACGTGCCGCTTGTCGGGATACCGACGGCCATAGCCTTTTCGTTAAATTCGCCTGTCAGATAAATCACTGTGTTTACAGCAGCTTTGGATGCGTCAACATCTTCTGCCAGAACGCCATAGACATCAGCTGCGGCGGTGACTGCTTTGCCGGTCGAGGCGACCAATGTGCCGCGCTTCATTGCGGTTTCTCCGGACGGAACTTTGATGACGTCTGTGACTACAGGCATCGTCTGGTTCGCTGCGAACAGGTTGTCAACACCAGTCGTATATTTTTCCTGCATTGCCATTTTTTCCTCCGATTGATTACTTGTTGAACTGAGCAGCGGCCGCTTTAACTAAAGCCTCTCGTTCCTGCTCATCTTTTTCGTTTTGAGTCCGTTTGTCCTGCTGCGCCTTAGCGTCAGCAGTTTCAAAACCAAGATTGGAGTCAACCTGCACGTTCTTCAGGTCTGCTGCATCCTCTGCGATACTGTTCTGAATCTTTGCCTTCTTGGCCTTTTCGGCTTTAACGAGCTGAACGGCAAACATTTCCGGAGTGATGCTCGAGTCGGCCTTGGCCTGCTCAAGAAGATCAGAGTGACCGGCCAGGGCCAGCTCTTCGAGCGCGTGAATGCGTTTCTTCTCGTTTTCGACACCCTGCTTCACGGCCTCTGCCTGCAGCGAGGCAATCAGGTCGGGATACTCCGCTTTGAGTTGTGCTAAATCCATTTTTGCTTCCTTTTTTGCTGGTGGATTAACGTTGTCGGCAGGGGCCTGAGCGACTGCCGTAAAAAAATCTGCCGGTGCGTGCTCGAAATATTTCGAGTCTGCCGGCAGGCCGTTGATGAGAACGTTTGTTGGCGTTCTCAAATTTTTAACTGAGGAGGATTCATCGACGAGATCGGCGAGACCGAATTCGACTGCCTCTTTGGCGTTGAAATAACTTTCCGCCTCGACCTTTTCCCGGATGTCCTTCGGGTCTTTACCGCATTTGGCGGCGTAAATGTCAATGATGTTGTCCTCGATTTTTCGGATGTCTTCGGCCGCTTTTTGCATCTGACGAGCCGAACCCATTGCGAAAGAGGAGACCTCGTGGATCATCATCATTGAGCCAAGCGGCATCGTGACCGTAGCGTTCGGGATGGAAGTGATGATCGTCGCTGCGCTCATTGCAGCGCCGTCAACTCGAATATTGATCTTGCCCTGGTGAGTTTTCAGCAGGTTGTAAATTGCCAGTGCGGTAAAAACGCTGCCGCCGAAACTGTTAATGGAAATATCGATCTGACGATTGGAATCAATTTTTCTGAACTGTTTCGCAAACTCAGTTTCGTTGAATCCGTCCTCGTACTCCTGGCTCCCACCAACATAGCCGTAAAGATCAATTTTTACCGTCGGCAGCTTGGCCGAGTTTTCGATTTTCCAATGAAATTCTTTGCTCTGATCAGTTGGTTTCAGATTCGTCATTCTCGTCAACCTCTCTTGTTTCAATAGTTGTGTGTTGGATGAGGCCGGCGTCCTTCATCATGGCTTCCTCGTGCTTCCGGATCGCGACGATGTTCTCGAATTTCATGCCGGTAAGCTCTGCGGCCTCTCTTTCGCGAGTGCTAAAGCCTTCTTCAACTCGGATTTTTGCGGCGTTGACCTCTTTGAGCGGGTCGAGCTGGCCTTGCGCATCCCCGTACCACTCCGAACCGCACCAAGCCGCTCGAATCAACGGGTCATCAAAGAATCCCGGAGCATCGATGCGCCCTTTTAGGACGGCCTCGGTGAGCCATGCTTCGTAAACAGGTTTGCAGAAGGATGAGGAAATCCAATCTCTTCTCATCCGGAACATCTTCCAAGCCTCTAAAAGAGCAGCTCTGGACGCGCTGTAGGATGAATCGAAGTTTTTGACAAGCAATTCGTAAGGAATTTCAAGCGCAGATCCGATCTGCCGGCAAACCGCTTGGACAAATGTCTCGAATCCTGAGACGGGTCGTTTGGGATCAGCAAATTGCGCCTGCTCTCCTTCCTCCAGTGCTACAACCGTTCCGGATCCCAATGTGTAATCCGGCTCAGGCAAAGCCTTTTGAGGCTGGGCGCCCGGGATGGATTGAACGCCTCCAAATCCTCCGACGATTGTTTCTGTTGGAGATTTCGTTGTGATAAACACTGTGAACATCGAGCTCACCAGCGCTGCAGTCAATTCCGCGTCTGAATATCGAGAAAGCTGCTTCATTGATTCCAGTACCGGCGCGAGCAGCGGAACTCCTCGACGTTGTGCCGGACGCTCAACATCGCACATTACGTGCAGGACGTTTTTGCGTCCTGTCCGCTTTCCGATTGCGGGAACTCGCGTCCATTTATTGATGGCGGTGTCAAGCGAACGGCCCTGAGAATTTGGATTTTTATTACAAATCCAATAGGCAACAGTCTCACCAAATTGTCCGCATTCAATGCCGCCGACGATATTCAGCACAAGATCCTGACCCTCATCTGGATTGCAAACGCGGTCAGCCTCAATCAGACCGATTTTCAGGTCATAAACGCTTCCGGGTGTCCGGATAACCGGAAGCATCACAAAGACGTCCCCATTTACAAGCGCTGACATCAAAACGAGGGACTGCAGTTGGTAAAACGTCTGTTTCCGCTCTGCGTCACAGTTCGTGTTTTCAGACCAAAGGCGCCACTCGCGCTCCGTGTTTTCCTCCCACTGGCGCGCTTCTTCCTCTGTCATGCCAAGAAACTTCGCGTCAATTTGCGCGTTGAGCATCAGGCCGGAGCCGATGATGTTTGTCCGCAGCGTCTTAATCGCACCGGTTGCCAGCGGAGAGCCCATGTAAAGATCTCGGGAGCGTTCCCGGAGCGTCTCAATGTTTTCAACAATGTCGGAGTCGGCATCTTTTCCGCCTGTAATCCAGCTTGAAAGCGATTTTTTAACGATTGAGGCACCGTGGAGACCATAGCCTCCTCCGTTCTGGAGTGCGTTCAGGACTTCGAGTTTGTTTCTGGCAACTTGTCTGGTGAGCGCTGTCTGAGGAGCTAAAAATTGAATGGCCTTTTCAAAAGCGTTCATGTCCGCTCCTTAAAAGTCGACGGGCGTGACACGAAAGCTTCGCATCCGCCCGCCTTGTCCTGACTCCAGTTTGGCAATTTCGTTTCGCCAGTACTCAATTCGCTTCGCAATATCTGAGAGACTCGCTCGCGTAAGACTGTGTGTTCCGATACGGTAGCTTTGGCCGGTAGATACCGCCTTCTCCGCCTCGAGCCACATTTTTAAATTCGTCCTGGCTTCTTCTAAGGTAATCCAGCTCATAAAGTGATTCCCTTTCCGACAACGCCTCTGCGCCGACGGGGTTGTTGTATTGCTTGCGGCATGCCTCTAAGAGCAGCCTCAATTTGTTCAAAGTTCGGAGTCAGCAGCTCCATGGCGGCTCTGGCGTAAACGGCACAGTCAAGCGCCTCATTGCGCTCGCGGATTTTTACCCAACCGCTTTTTTGTTTGCCTTTCTCGTACTTCGTCTCAAAAACTTCTGCTGTAAGCTGCTTGAAAAAGTTTTCTCCGAAGCCGCTCTCTGATTGCATCGGGTAATGCACAAATCCGGGGCCTTCTTCAGCAATATCCAGAGCATTCGTGACGGCGATTTTCCCGGAATCCACGCCCAGACTGAATAGCGTTGCGCCGACAATGTTCTGTCTGGACGGAACTCCTATGAAGGGAACTCCTACGCCGCCTCGGCCCTTAATTGAAAAGACCCGGAATCGCTCCCGGGCCTTTGTGTATTCGTAAACCTCCTTGCTGTAGGTTCCATCGCCTGAGTCCACAAACGTGCACGCTACCGTTATGCGGGTTCCGAACGAGAGGGACTGCTGCATCGTCAAAATTCCGTCTAACTGCTGCCATGGTCCGGGAGTATCAGGGCTCCCGGGAATAATGTAATGACGTATTCCCCAGCATTCTCGAGCTCGGCCCCAGCCGTAAACCGTGCATTCAAGTCGATCATGCTGGACGTCGACGCCGGCCGTGAGAAGCAGAACTCCGTCCGGAAGAACTCCGGTCTCCGGATAGTATTCTCGGCGCCTCAATAGGTATTCCCATTTATCGGCATCGGCCTCGAACTGTTCCCAGGGCTCGCCAAGTTTCAGGTTAATGAACTCCATCAGGCCCGCTTTGTCTTTCCGGTGATTGATCTCAACCCAATCCTTAACCAAGTCGACGAGGTTGACCCAAGGAGAATTCAATGCGTTGATGTGATAACTGCGAAACCGTCCCTGTGGGTTTCTGACCTCCCAGCGCCCGGATTGAAGTATGTCCGGATTGATCTTGCGGGGGCCGCGGATTTTTGCTCCGCAGTGCGGGCAGAAAAGACCAACGGAACTCTCAATCACGTTCCCCTTGTCATCGGACTCCCAATGAACGTTCTCCCATTTGAGCTCGTTGTACTGACAACATTCAGGGCATCGGACAACAAATTCTCGTTGATCTCCGGCTAAAAATTCGTTGTGAATTTTGGAATACCCGACAACGGTCGGCGTGGAGACCATTAAGAGTTTTCTGTTTCCGAAGTTCTGGGTTCGCTGTACTGCAAGTTTCAGAGGATCGCCTTCCTTGCCGGCACTTTCCGGATAGCGGTCCACCTCATCAGCTAAGAGAATGCGGATCGGACGAGAGGCCAGACCGGCCGGAGAATTGGCACCGACCAACGCGAGAAAACCGCCCGGATAGTGCTTCATGAGAATCGTTGTGGACGATTTTTTCTCAGTTCCGCGGCCCTCCTTGCCCTCAATCAGTTTCCCGGCTAATCCCGGAGAATCTCTGAACATCGGAGCAATTCGTTCCTTTGAAAATGCCTGTGCCATTTCAACCGTCGGCTGAAGCATTAACTGAGGAGAGGGTTCTTGGTCTGCGTAATAACCTAAAACATTAAGGAGAAGTTCACTTTTTCCTAATTGACTGGCACACATTAAGACGACTTTTTCCGTCGTCTTATCGGTAGCTGCGTCCAGTGGTTCCTGTAAATACGGAGTCCTGTAGGTTCTCCAAGGCCCCGGTTCTGCGGTTGTACCCAGCGAGATGAACCTTTTTGCGTCGGCCCACTCGCTTCCAGTCAATCGAGAAACCGGACGGCAGAATTTCAAAAATTCATTTAGCCAGTGCATAGCGATTCATTAAAAAGTAGAACAGTCAAAGTTGAAGGTTTTGCGATTGCGAGGCGATGGTAGTAAGTTAGATTCATTATTTTTTTTCATGCCCGAAAAATGTCTGAATCCAACACTTCACCCGACGTTGTTAACGTACTTACTTCGCACGACAAAAAAATTGTGTTGCGAATCTACGCTTACCGAAGGCTAACTGCCTTGGAAATGCGTTTTTGTTTAGCCGAGTATCTACGGTCTCATCGGCTGAGGAAAATCCCAGCAAAGGGAGAAGCTGAAATGCATACAATCATTGGACTTGACGAACGATAAACCTCGCCGATTTTTTCAATAGTTCAGAAATTTCTTCGTTCGAAAGCCTCGACCTAAGATATTTAACCGGCAAGTTCAAGGTTATTTCGTCTTCAGAAATCGAGCAAAGGATAGAACTATCCAAATCGTCCGGACGTTTTTCGTCCATTGGGACTAAGAATCCCTCAGTACCGGTTTTAGAAATTTTTTCTGCCATAACATTCTCACTTAACCAGGCTGTACGAAAACGCAAGAATCAACAAAAGAAGCGCAATCAAAAGACTCCATCTGAGGCAAAAGAACCAGATCGGATAGCGGTCTAGAAATTTCATGAAATCCTCATTTAATCGCCTGAACGATTTGGATCATGTAATAAATCAGAGCTACCAGCCCTGAAAAGAACGCGGCCGAGCCTAAAATGCCCACGACCACTCCCTTCCAAAATGCTTGTTTTTCTTTCCAAGATAAGTCCAATCGACTCTTCCTCTGCTTGATTATTTGATAAGAGAATATGCGAACGCAAAAGAAATCACTGTCATGCAGAGCATCACGAGGATGGAAAATCCCCAGCGCAGAAAAAAGAACCATTTCGGATAACGGTCTAACAATTCCATGATCAGTTTCCTACAGTGCTTTGATATAATTTCCATATCGACCTACTCACTTAGGTTGACGTAAAAAACCCCACTCAGCGCCTAACTGAACGGGGTTCATTTTTTGTTTGTTTGCTGCTCAACAAATTTAGATTCATTTAGCGACTGGAGCACTTCATCAATCGCATGATCCAGGACGCCCTCAATCTCTCTCTGAGTTCTTCCTTCAAGTTGTCCGGCATAACGAATCGGGATCGTCAGTAATTTTTCCCGGACAAGAGAGGCAACCCGGCGAGCGTCGGCTAAAACTTCCTCTTTAGGAATGAAGTTTCCTTTTTTCGCCTCGAGCTCAATCGCTTTCAATTCCATTTCGGCAGTTTTAACTCGAGCCGTAACTTGTTTTTCAAGTAAACGGGCAACGGAAAATGCGTGAGCAACCTCGACGGGGTTTTTTAAATTTACACCTTCAAGACCGATTTCTTTCGGATCAATATCGGTTGAAATTTTTTCGGCTTCTTTTGCAATTTTTGCCAAATTTCCAACCATTTTTTTGAAGGCATTCAAACCTTCCTCGACGGGAACTTTGCCATCGTCTGCAACGGGCAGCGTTCCATCCTGAATCCGGCGCCGCACCCAAGTGTGGTTTTTACCGCACAACCTAGCAAATTCGCGGATCGAGACTGTTTCAACGTTTTTTTTCATGACGGCCCTTTAGATTTTTATATCTATGAACTTTTGGGGCGCGTTCCGCATTGTGAAAATCCTCATATCTACACCGAAATCGGGGCTGGCAGCACCCGCAGGGGTGAATTTTTGCCCGGGAGGACCCGAGGAGAAAACAGAATTGAATTGACCCCGTTTTTAACGATTTTTTAGAAAGGACAAGAAAGGCTATCCGCTGGCCATTAAACGCACAAGGCCGACAACCTTACGGCTGCCGGCCCATCGCCTTTTGGCTACGATCGTGTGCGGATCATCCACAACAAGACTACTATGACCAGAACGGTATCAATCTTTAAATCACCATTCCATATCACAACGAGTTGTGGCATAATCTTCCACGAGGCAAGAAATGTGGTTACCATCTCATTCCTCATATATCAGACGCAGCCCGTGTTCCCGCACGGGCTTTGTCATTTCTGATCCCTCTTGCAGGGGCCCATTACGGCTACGCGCCGTAATTCGGTGCTCCGCTCTCTTATTGACGCGAAGCCTGGGCAAGGACTTTGATGTTCCTTACTTCCTATCGTGGTGAACGCATTGTACTAAAAGTTCTTTTCAGTTTTTAAGATTGCCTACTTCCACTGTCGTGTTCGCGACAATTTTCATAAACACCTCGAAGATTGTTCCAGTCAGCCATCCCTACTCTTTTGGCTTAACAACCTTCTTAATCGGATAATGACTTTCAGACTTGTAATCGGTGCCATCGTCCAGATGAGAGGACAAAATCGTATTAGACAAGAAATCTAGCAACGCCACTCTGGCATCTTTATCAGTTGGTACCACAAGCTTGTTATCTCTGATCTCCAATGTGATCTTGGGTTTGACAAGAGCAGCACGTCGCTGAAGCTCGGTGGGAGTGTACTTGTCCAGATAGCCATAAGCCTGAATCTTCGGGACCTTTCTCATTTGAGATTTGGAAAACAACTTAACCATCTCCTCTGGCGTTCCGTCCATGCACAAAGAAGGAGACTTGAGAAAGTCTACGGTACCCTCAGCAGAGGCATCCTCTAAATACCCTGAAAGGTTGAAGATTCTGCTGGCGTTACGAAAACTCTTGAAAAAGAGTTTCCCCTCTTCCATAACTGCTGTGAGCTTTGAGTCCAGAGAAATGCCGGCACTATTCATATGAGAAAGAGTATTTGAATCTCCTACATTCATTCCGGATAGGATCACGCCAATCCACCCGGGAGTAATAATGCGCCGGCCCTCCATCAATTGGAAAAGTATCCGATTAGGATTCCCCGGGTCGACCATAAAGATGCTTTTGAGAAATCTGAGCTGCGTCTTAAAATTTATTGAATCGAGTCTGACTCCGGGCTTGACAGCTTCCTTGACCATTAAGTCATCATCAAACTCGTCGATGTATAGAACATTTTCTTCTGTCTGTGTCTGACCGGGTTGAAATTCGATTTGTTTTCGCTTTTCTCCCTCTTCGTAGAAAAACCACAGAGCTTGTTCAGCAAACTTCTCCTGATTCTCCGTATCAACGTCTTCTGACTGGGGAATTCTGACAATCTTCTTTTGATCGCCTTCAACAATTAAACCGAAGAGCATGGCTTCTTAATTTCTCCCTTGTCAATGAGGTAATCTTCAGTAAGGGTAACAGCCTTAAATCCTTCAAGCAACTGTTGCGGTGTTCTTTTAGAAATGACCAAAACAGTAATTCCAGAGCCGTCATCGATGTCATAAAAGTTATAACCAATTAGCTCAGCTATAGGGTTGTAACCTATCGACTTCGTATTGAGGCCGGCAAAAACAAGGATCATAACAACTAAGAGAAGAATCCATTTCTCAACTGGCTCCGTCAAGATCAAAGGAAGAACGTAGGCAAGAAAATAGCCGCTCAAACCTTCTCTCTTCCTTGTAATTGTGACCGGCTTGATCGGGACACCCTCCAATTTGCTCGTAACTCGCTCGCTCCACAAATAAAAGAGGAGTAGCGCAACCTCGCAAACGCAGATGCCATAAACCATTCCCCAAAACACTTCTTTTGGGTTTGTTTTGCCGACGCAGAATATCCCGATAGCCATAGGGCTAAGTCCGATAAGCAAAAACAAGAATCTGTACACGAAACTTGCCATCTTTAACCTCTTTGCTCTCTTAATCGAACCGCTGCCAATATGGATTTAATCTAACACATTAGGGAAGGCTTCAAGAATTCAACCGGAAAGAAACCGCCCAGCGTTTCCACCAGGCGGCAACCCTCACTCAACAACCAAAGGAGAATGAGCAGTGATTACAGAGCATGCTCAAGCTCTATTCGACCCCAAGCTGAGGATCAAATCTGGCTCGGTGCATGACGCCCGCCGAGAGGCTGAAGAGAGAATGAAAAAAGCCCCTGACTTTTACATCAGAGGCTAGATTCATCATGAAACACGGTACCGACTTTTTCTTCTTTTCTCATCTTCCGGGCACGCCAAGACAGCCAATAGGCTGTCTTCTTATCTAACGCACTGGAACTACTAACTATCAGTCGGGATTAAATTGTCCTTCGTAATATACAACGAGAAAGTTAACGAGTGGAGAATAAAAATGAAAATACCAGTTTTAGGGGATGACATGAGAACTCGTTAGCCCTTTTAAATGAGCTGTCCTATTCCTGTTCTGTTACCTCAGAGACTGAGACTACTAGGTTTCTCTTCTTGCCCAGAGATAATTCAACCTGAATCGGAGTCTCTTTATAGAAGGCGTCATTTACAAGTTCCATGGCTGTCGTCCCCTCCCCGTCTACCGCTTCAGGAATAAGGCGCGCGTTATAACTAAGAGAAGTAGCTAAATCTTTAAGGCGCATTGAATACTGATCCGGCAGATTTTTATCCAACTCGGAAACAATGAATACTCCCTCAAGGGTTTCCGGCTCATTTGTTTCTGGTTTGGAGCGAGCCTTAAGTTTTTGAATTTGTTCCTCGTCGAACACTTTTCCTGCAACTGTTATCCTTTCAGCGTTATAGCTTCTCTTAACGACCTTCTCAGCCGTAGTATCAATAATGTTCTGTGCTTGTGCAGCCAGTTCAGCGGGTTTAGTTTCTTGCTTCTTATTAAACGAGTCCACAATCTGAACCATTGCCTCAAAACCCTTTTGGTTTGTTTCTTCTTTCTTAACCGCTTCTACTTTTTTATTGTGGCTGTTATAGGCCAAGTAGCCAGTAAAAATAAGCACGCAAACGCTAATTGTGACTCCAATCTCTACACCGCTCATTTTGCCCACTAAATTTTGAAAAAGAGATCCCCAAAAGTCGCTCGTTAATACATCGCCGATCCAACTTCCTTTGCGTGAGGAAACCCTAACCTCAAATAATCTTCTCTCTTCAGAGGAAAGTAAGCGAGGATCTGCAGAGCCGTGAAGCGCAAACGCCGCCAACTTGTAAAGATCCTGCTGCAACTCCCATAAAGTACGAAGTTGGTCGCCCGGAATCGCGCCATCAAGCCCATTAGCCTCAATCTCAATCTCGATCGTCGAAATCTCTGGACAAATCCTCACTGAGGTGACATCGCTGTCAGCCCCTGTAAGCGAGAACTTTGCCAGTTCCTCGAAGGTATTTATAACGAGCGGTTTTGAGGGCAAAAAGGAAAGTTGATCAGCCGGTTCCACTTTAATTTCCTAAACGTTTAGTTTTTAAATTTTAGCGTCTTAAAGTCTAAGCAAACATTAATTTTGAAAGTCTTAGTACCCGCAGAGAGCTCGCCAGACAAATTTCTAAAAATATCAGGTCATGCAGAGAACCGATCATCATTTGCAGGAGGCAGAGAAATTGATCTTTCGTAGTCCTCAACCATTCTGAAAAAAATCGTGAGTGATGACTCTATCGCATTAGAAAACGATCTCGGTCCGTACTGGCGACGCAGTCGATTAAGCTGTGTTCGGTTTCCGAACGTGATTGTCTTGATAATTTCTTTGACGCCAATACCGGAAACAGTCGGAGGCATGCTCGACCAAACGGACGCCAGAATGTTCGCATCCCGATAATTCTTTGCCGGGGACGGCTCTTCTCTGTATCTCAGCTCTTCAGCTTCTCTTGCCGCCTGCTCTTCCGGAGTTTCTGATTTTCGAGTCATCATTTCCCTAGCATAGCGGCAGGCAATCTCTGTAATCGACACCGCCGGCGCCGCATTGTCGCCATAAACCCGGCGCCAATTCGTCAAACGTCTAAACATCTCTTCTCGAATCATCATGCAGCACTCAGCTCCTCGATCACGAGCCTAATGCTATCCTGTTCTGCGTAACGTTTAGAGCAATTGAACTCTGAAACTTGCCCATCGTCTTTAAACGCGACTCCATTGAGCGCATCCAGTACGGTTTTCCCAAGATTATCGACATCCGGACGAGAGGATTTTGCCGTTTCGTGTTTGCGCTTTTCTGCCGTTTTGAAAAAGAACTCGGCAGTCACTTTGACCGGGCCGGTGGCGATCATCTGCATTCCGGACAGCTTCATTTTGTTCAGCACAAGAACTGCGATTGTGTTTTCGGCTGCGTGTGTTTTAGACGGCGTAAATACTTGATGGCCTGCGCTGGAAAACCGAGGGCGGGCCTTCGGAACCGGTTTAATTGGAATTGTGATGTCGATTACTCGTCCCTTGTTTGTCTGCTTCATGATCTTCCCTTCTCTCTCGGATTTTTGGGCTTATAGGTAAAAGCCTCACAAGTTTTTCTTACTAAGCTCTTTTTCTCTGCGTTTAAATTTGTCATGTAGGCTTTTTGCCCAAAGAACAAACACAGTCAGCAATAAAGCTCCCGCCAATGTTGCGGATAACATAGTCTCCGGACTAGGTTCCTCTTCCAGAAAAACGATTGAAAAGTTTTCAACAAAAAACATTCCTCCAGAACTGATCCCTAATGCCAAACCAAAAGAGAAAAGCATCTGGGTCGTCCAGCTAATGGCGACGTAAGTCTTCATCTTCATCTTCATTTTTCATGCCTTTTTAAGATGCAAGGCCGATACGAGCTTCTTCTTCTCGTTCGCCCTGCAGTTCAAACCAATCTGCGTATGCAGGTTCATAGGCGCCTGTCGGCTGTCCTTCCGAATCAATCGCTCCGGCTGCTACCAAAGAACGCCTCTGAGGACCTGTGACATGGGAGCGGTTCGTCAGAAACTCTCCGAGCAGTTTTCTGATCCAGAATGTCGGCGGCTGCGGACGCGCTTTTCTCCAGCGGCGCATGTGATCGAGTTTTCTGACAAGCTCTTTGTCTTCGTCCGACATCGAAACTCGAGACAGAGGAGGCATGGAATCAAGCTGGGCCTGCTGGCTGACAATCCGGTTACGCCGCTCCCACTCTCCTCGAATGACAGAGATCAGCTCGGCAGGCGTCGGAGTGAACGTTTCATTGCCGATCCAGTAGTTCACAGCTGCTATCGCGTCATGGAAGGCAATGGGTGCAAAGACAAGCTCCCAAGTGCTTTTCAGCTCCGGAGTGATTTCCTTGCCCTTGAGCGCCCGGCACTTGTCCGTAAGGTAGAAAAAGAAATTCTCAAATTCGCTCGCCTTCATGACTGACTCCCTCTGTTGCTGTGTCTGTTGTTTCGTTTTTCCCTGAGAACTTTGTTGTAGGCAAATGGATCGCTTCTGATCGGACGGCCAAAGGGGTCTCTGGGGATGTTCCAAGGCGAGGCAAACGTCCAATCGACAAACCGGCTCCAGTGCTTGAACCATTCCGCTTCAGTGCGCAGAATCGTCATGTCGAAGTTGTTTTTGCGCTTGAAGTTGAAAAACATCTTGCTCACATCGAGGTCCGGGCGGTTTCTTTCGCAGTAGTCTGCCCAGTCCCAAGGCAGCTTGTCCGGCATAGATTGCGGTATTCCGTTCATTGCGTCGTTCATGTTCAAAACCTCATTTTTTGCATTTCGGCCATAGCTGCTTCAGACAAGCTCGGAGGCGGCGTTACCGGAGCGGGAGCACGTGCCGAGCCGTTTTTGACGTTCCCGGCGTTCTGCTTGACGGATTTGATGTGGTTGAGCCAAGTCCGGCGCCAGCCGTCATCGCTTCTGAGACCTTTTGAACTGTTCACGGTTTGCCAGTAGTACACGAACTCGGCGAAAACCTTGAGGGGATCGAGATCAGGCCTGAGTTCTTCGCACTGCTGCCGCCATTCATCCGGCAATTCCGACAAATCGAAACGGTGCGTGGCCTGTCGAGGTCGTGAAGTGGCAGGTCGGCGCTTGCCGACCGGCACTTCTTCTTCTGTTACTGCTACTGATACTGTTTCTGTTACTGTTACTGGCTTACAAGGGGCTTGTAAGGGCCTTGTAAGCCCCTTGCAAGGGGCTTCACTTTCTAAAACAAGGGGCTCTAATTCTGGTTGAGTTTGAGAATTAAGGAGCTTGATTTCAGATTCGGAAGTAGCTCCAAGGCCCTTGTCTTCCGTGCTCTGACAAGTTGTAAGGGGCTTACCTTCGGCTTGATTGTTTTCGGCCTGAGGCGCACTCTGCACCGGCGCCGTCGGCTCGGCTGCTTTGCGGATAATCCGATAGCCAAGGTTGAAATCATCGTTGTAGCGAATAATGAATTCACGACGGATGTTGTCCGGCATTTCCTCAATGTCTCTCATGAGGGACTTCCAGCGGTTGTCGTCGGGGCTCAGGACGTCGGCAATCTGGTAACGGGCCATGTTGTAGACAAACACATACTCGTCATCGTAGAAGCGACAGAAGTCAGCCTCTTCGAGAATCTTGATTGCGTTTTCGAGCTCGTCGTGCGGAATCCCCAGCTCGCCCTCGATCAAATATTTGGGCATGTAGAAAACTCCGGACATCTCGGACGCCGGACAAGACATTAAATAGTCCTGCAGCACGATCGCCCACGGATTCCCTCGGAGCGTCCGGAAGGAGCGGCTGCGCCACTTCCCGGTAAAGATCTTTGCGTAACTTCTTTCTGATCGTTTCATGATGAATCTCTCTGTTGATTCTTAATTTGATTTCCGGGCATCGGTTGCGAGCTGGATTTCTCCCTGCAGATCTCTGTCAAACCTCGCGAATAGCTGCTTTGCCATCCCGCGCCACTCGAGCGGAAGGTTGAATCCGCCTCGTTTCAGACAAGTTTTAAGAAGGAGGAGCTCGGGTCGGGTGAGCGCCGGCATGTAGTGTTCTCCGGAGGCGATTTCACAAGCGTCGACAGGCTCCCATGCTTCGATTTCGTCGGCCTGATCTCTTTCAACGATGTTTGAATCGTTTTCCAGTGCGCAGCAGTCCTCAAACTCCTGAGATTCCGTGACAAACATCAGCTCCGGATGGGCGCAATCTTTGAATTTGACGAGGTAGGCCCCGGCATACTCGCCGTTGGCCAAGTTGCCCTCATAGCAGTCAAACGGGAACTCTTCCGTATGTGTGAGTACGATTTTCATTATCAATTTCTCCTTTGTTTCTTCGGCCGCCGTCGCACAATAGCCAGCCGTCGGGAATGTAATTTGTCGGGTCTTCCGGAACCCGAATCCAATATCTAAATGAAAAGAACCTATAGGGGTCCGTCAATGTAAAAACAGCCTTGTTGATGTTTTTTGTGAGCCGGCTCTTCTCAAAAATGTTCTCGAAACGCTGATGCCAGATCAGAGGGCTGCGTTTCTTCGGAGATTCTTGGATGATAGTTAAAAAGTCATCCGCCTTAACCGGCCCCTGAAAAAGCCAAATGACGGGGCATGGCTCCGCCTTGTAGAGTGACTCCCGAAAATCCCTAAACACTCGGCGGAAATAGTCGTAGAGACTCATTTTGTTCTCCAGTAGTCTTCCTCTCCCATCCGGCGCCACAGCTCAGAGAAATCCTCGGAGGCCCAAATGTGCAGACAATGCTCGTGCTCATTGACGTATTCAGAACGCGGCGGATGAAACTGCACCGCCGGCATCTCGTCTCCCAGGAGCTTTTCTTTGACAAAGCACATCTCATCCCAATTGGGATTACGGTTTTTGAGCGATACCGAGATGTGCAGCAGGTTCATGGTCTTGCCGTCTTTGATGTACTCATGCACTGAGCTGATTACCGTCAGCACCCTGCCCGTTGCCGGACACAGCATCAGCTCCGGATGCATTCCGAGCTTTTCCAGTGCCGTTCTCTTTTCTTCGCTTATGCTTTTCATCTAACTTCTCCCTCATTTCTCTCCAGCGTTTCTGATAGGCCAGGATCTCTTCACGATGCCTCTGGTAGTACGAGCGCTTCTTCTCCGTGTTTTTGGCTCTGGCCTCCGCCTGTTTTGTCTTTCGTTTTTCGATCAGCTCTTCCTCGGTCATCGTCTCTTTGACCGGGCGCTTCTTCAGACTGAGCTGGCGAAACTCTTCAGTAACGGGTCCGCTTAACTGCTCGGCTGCCGTCCGATCAAAAAACGCATCGTTTTCGGAGTAGCCTTGCTGCAGAACCTTGTGGTAGCCGATATGGATCGTGAAGTGTTTGATCCCCAGCTGCTCTTCGATCTGATACGGCGTCATGCCGAGCCGGGCCAGCCTCAGAATCCTGTCTTCGAGCGTCATCTGGCCCTCTCGCGCTCCCGGGCTTCCATCTCTCTGAGCTTTTGTCTCAGACGATCTCTGAAGCCTTTGATTTCCGGACGGAGCGTCATCGGGAGGCTGTTGATTTCAAGACAAATGCTTTCGAGCTTCTTGAACATTCCGAGCACCCAGTAGGCTTCGCCGACGCTGATCTTGATCTTGTCTTTCCTGCTCATTGAGCACCCTCGATCGCTCTCAGGATTCCTTCGTAAGTCTCCAGTGCGAAGTTCTGATTGAGTTTCTTGCGGCTGTCCTTGGTTCTGCGCTGTGTCTCGTTGATGCGGTTGATTTCGTGCTGGATCGCAATCGAGAGAAGCGGAATCTCGAATTTGTCCGTGAGATTCAGCGCTGTCGATCTGACTTCTGTTGTCTTCTGTCTTGCCATTTGTCGTCTCCTTTGGAGAAAATATTTCGTCGTAGGAATAAAGCTTTAATGTGGTGCCGTAGATTGCCGTCGGCTGAACATTGCCGGTGCCCTGCAGTAGCCCGGCCTGCATGAGAGCGCTCTGGAAGTCTTTCTTAGTCCCGCTGCGGGGTTCACGCGCATCCACGGCCATCGCCCAGGACCCTTCCATTTCGGCGGCTGCGCGAGCCGGCCCGATTCTCATCGCCTCAAGATCAGCCTGAGAGATTGGGAGGTTCGTATTCATGCCGTCTCTCCGGCGATTCGGTAGCTCTCAATTGGCTCCCATGCCTCGATCTCGTAGTTCTGCTCAACCTTGTGAAACTTGTTGAACAAATAAGCGCGGTCGGCTTCAACGTCTGCGCCCAGACGCATTAACTGAACTTCCGGGATGCCGAGCAACTTCACGAAATACTTTTTGAAGTAGCGCTGTTTAGACAAGTTCTCGTAATGATTGGCAAACGGGAACGGTTCTTTGTGTGTTAGTTCGATGATCATGCTTTGCCTCAGTTGACGGATTGGGATTGGGTGCCGGCGCCCGGCCCCGTATAGAACTCTTTGAGTTCCTCGTATGTTCGTGGGTCTCCTTCTTCCTCTCCGCAGGAGACGGCTGCTTCTCCGCTGATCACGAAACAGTCGGATGGATCTTCTACGGAGTAGACAAGTGCGAACTGGCTGTCCATGTGCAGGTTGCTCCACTGTCTAAAGAGCTCAAAGGATTCAGTAGGAATGGTGAGCTTGCTGAGAAGCTGCAGTCTCGGCAGTGATTCGATCATCACCTTTTGAAAGTCACCGCTATTGATTGCGACGGTGACAATGGAGGCCAGCAAGTTCATCTCTTTGATATGCCGGTCGAGAAGCACTTTGAGCTCTAACGGGCCCTTGGCGTCTCCGATAATGACCGTGCCATGCAGGATCTTGAATGCAGGTGTGCTCATGGCTATTCCTCCGAATATCTGAAAGAGGCACAGAAATACGCAATAGCGTGGATTTCAGCGCGGGAGAGCGACTGGACGCAGCCGTCCTCATCCTCACCGAACAGCATCGCCGGGCCCTTGAACGTGACGTTGGCAAACTTGATGCAACGGTCGGCGGTCTGTGTGCTGAATACGGCATTCACAGGCAGATCAAACGCCACATCGACAAGTCTGCTGGTGACGTCTCTCATGTAAGAGGAGACATTCTTTTCAACAGCCTCAGTTATGTTGTGTACTCGGAGAACCTTGCCGAGCGGGGCGCCGTTCGGGCCCGGCACGAGCTTGACGGCCAAGATGTCCGTTTTTTGATTTTGATTAGTCATGATGTTTCTTCTTTGGTTGAGAGGCCTTCTCCCGGCGTAGGTGAACATGACGAAAAGAGAACCGCCGGGAGAAGACCGAAACTTTTACGCAAACACGCCCAAAAACTTGAGCATTAAATAGACAAGCCAAATAAACACAGCTACCGGCGCCGCAGCCATCGCCAGGCAAACCGTCACCAGTACAGTCAGGAAGATGAGGCCGCCGACGGCGTTCAGGATTTCAAAGAGGTTTTCTTTAGTTGTCATAGCTTTTACTTGGGAAGGGGCCTTCTCCAGTCGGTGAGAAAATAGAGGTGCTAAACAAAACTTAATCATCGAAAGGAGAAGGCTATGGAAAGTTTCATTGCTGCAATGTTCGTAAAAATGTTGAATTTTCTTTTTGAGTTCGCTAAAAAGCACAAGCTTGATCGGGGCGCTTCCATAAACGGAGACGCAAGCGAACCGTTCGTTTGGAACGGCCGTACTTATCGCCTTATTACTTTGAAAATCTCCGCTGGATCGCTCCCCTCTCGATTTACCAAGATTGAGACGAACGGCGTTCTTTACAGGGTTCACAAGGAACACAAACAGATCTGGCGCCCGGGAGAAACGCGCTTCCATCCAGGCGAGCAGCTTCCAAACCCGTTTGAGGCAACCATCACTGTTAATCCCGGAGAAAAACCGCTTGTGAATATTTTCTATGCAGAAGCCGCGAAAGAAGGAGCCACAAAGGTTATTTTCAAAGGCAAATACGAAGAACTGGAATGGTTCCAAAGCCTTTAACGGCTCGGTGAGAATTAAAGCGTTCATATCCGCACCACTGACTGCCTAACCGAACACGCCTAAATACTTGAGGATCAGATAGACAAACCAAATAAACAAAGCAACCGGTACTGCGGTGAATGCGATTTCCAGAATGGCAAGCGCAACCCCACCGACGCTAAGGAGAACCAATCCCAACACTTGGATTAGGATTTCTTTAGCCTTCATGGCTCTTCTCCTTTGCCAGTTCGCTATATCCGCGACCCAATATCCGGACGGACGTCTGGCGGCTGTCATGCTGTTTTGCCCACTCTGCCCACGGACTGCCCTCGGGAGCCTCAATCGTTTGGTCTTCGCCGATCTTCACCAGGCTCTTCGTGCAAAACTCTTCGTAGGTCTGACAACCGGATTTGAGGAATCCTCTTGCCGGGAACATGTCCGGAAAAACATCCGGGAATCCGAACTTATCGTCTGCAGGTCTTTCCTCTCTGTAGAGAATCGTCATCACGTCCAGATTGAATGTTCTGCACCAGAGCTCCAAAATGTCCGGAGTGCTGCGGGGAGGATTCAAGAGCTTCACATAACGCATTGCGCCCACTGCGATTGCAATGGCTCCGCGAGAGACGCCGTTCTTATAGCCTTTGGAAAGCTGCTTTAGCCAACAGAGCTCATAGTCAATTGCATGAAGGCGCTTTTCCAGTTCTTCGACGCCTTTGGCTTCGGCAACACAGCACGGGCCGATGTGAAGTAAAAAACAAGGTGTGCTCATCTAATCCCCCATTCGCCTGTCATATCGAACGAGTAGCAAAGCTCAGTAATCGCCATGAAATCATTAAAGGTGAGAGAGTCGGAATCGCTGTTCTTGCCTCTGCGCAGCAGAAGCACATTGCCGAAAAGCTTCGTTCCCTGGAATACAAAATAGGGTTTTCTTGCCAGCATGCCCTCCTCGTCCATGAATGCATCCAGAACAACTCCCGGCGCCCATCCCGTAGACAAGTGCTCAATGGTTTTGCAGTCAATCAGCTCGCGGAAGCTCTCCAGATCGTCCGTTAATTTGACAAGCCTGCCTGTGGGAAGCGAGCTTCCGCGCGTCGGCATCAGCAGAGCGCCGATCAGTTGTTTGGATTCTTTGGCCATGACGAATTCCTCCTACAAAACTTTGTCGAGCGCAAGCGCGGCCGTGATTGCCAACGGCACTATGTAGATGAACGCCAGCAGTGCGTAAGCCATCCGCTTGCGCATCGAAAACCGGTTGAAACTGAATTTCCGGGAGTCGAGCTGCCGGAGCTGTTTATCGAGGCGCTGTCTGGCGACTCTCCTTTGATCGTCTGTCATGGTTGTTTTTCCTTTGGGTTGTTTGGGTGCCGGCGCCCTACTGGCGCTTTGTGTTTTCTAGGGCTTGATAAAGGTTCGTGAGCGGGTTGGTTTCTTCTTTTTCTTCCGTCTCACTCCGTTCTTCTCCGTCGCTTGCCGGATCACGCCGGAACAATGCCAGATTGACGCCGTGGATCTTCAGCTGCTTTACCGATAAATTGACCTTGTCCTGCTTACGGAGCGTTTTCATGACTACTTCTCTCGCCCACTTATCCAGCACCCTGCAGACAATCGAGTTCTTGGACAGGTCAGAGTTCAGGCCGACTTTCCAGTTGAGAACGGCGTCCGTCAGATCCGTCACGTTCACTCGTAATTCGTTCGTCCCTTTGTCTCTCATGTTCTATGAGCTCCTTAGCCTGCGCAGGCGTGATCTTGTTCAATCGCAGTGCCGCGCCGATAACTTCGTCCTGCTGGCGAATAGTCAGAACCTCGGGCCACATGCTTATGGCTGATTTACCTAGGCCAACGGCTTTTGCTAGAGCAACTCCCGAGCCAAATAGATTGATTGCAGATTCTTTTTTCATTTTTATAGGTTAAGCGGTTTGAACCTTTTGTGCAAGCATTTTCGTTCACCTAATTGAACCGTATGTTTTCTAAACTGAACTTATGAACACTGTCGGAGAAAGATTGGTCTTTGCATTAGAGCTAAGACAAATGAAGGCCATTGAGCTGGCAACAAAGATTGGCGTTACCAAATCCACAATCTCTCAGATTTGTTCTGGGAAGACAAAAAAGATAAGTGCCGAAACTGCAATGAAAATTTGCAACGCGATGAACATAAATCCGTTTTGGCTCATTCTTGGGAAAGGAAAGCCGGAAATCGGAGAGAACGCGGAAATGTCGCCAGAAGCCAAGCTAGTGGCTGAATTAGTCAATGAAATGCCGAAGCCAAAACAACAATTAGCTCAGGAAATTGTGAACACTTTATCCAAAAATTTAGCGAATTGAATTTAAGGATTGGTTCAAATCGCTTTACTTTCTTTTAAAAGTTCATTATATTGAACGCATCTCAACAAGAGGTGCGTTATGCTCAACAACAAAGAAAACACTCTTCCGACATGGATATTCTTCTCCAATGTCGACGCCACATTAGTCAACGAAAGCGCCCGCCAGCTCCTGGTTTGGAGCGGTGAAAGTTTCGGCCGTCTGCTCCGCAGCACCGAAAACATTCTCAACGCCCTGATGTCCAACGACCACCGTCTCACAAGAGAAAGCGTCGTCGAGTTGGTCGCCCTTCTGGGCTCCTGCGTGGGTTCCAATCCCTATCCTCCGCCCGACACCCGCAGCCTGTTCACAGACTGCATCATGGTTCTGTCTCGTTACTTGGCCCAGCTACCGAAGGACGAAATATGAGCTCCGAAGTCGCTTTCGAGGTCACTTTCGATCTTTCAGGTGAGACCACGAACGACGTGATCGAACTCATCCAGAGAAAGATTGCGCTCATGGAAGCTGTGAACAATCCGATTGCCGGAAACATAGCAGTTCGCATGCTCGATGATGTTGCCAAGCAGCTCGGAAAGACTCTGCTTACTGAAAGCCAAAGTATTCGTTTCCTCGGACGAGGCGGAATCCGGCCGGGAGAGGAAAGCGCAATAAGCCAGGACCGGTTCACGTTCTTCGTCAATCCGGCAGATACGCCCTTTCTCCTTGACCTTCTGAATCAAAAGGCAATGCTCGAGAAGGCCTGTGAAGAACAGCCGGACCGTAAGGGCGAATTCATGTGGGAGATCGAAAAGCTGTGCTGCCGTATCGGCAATGTCCTGGTTCTGAAGAATCAAGGCCTAATGATCGACCGCGCATCGATCTCCGACAAGGAGCAGAAATGAGCGTTGCAAAAATCACCTTCTACCTCTGTAGCTACGACAGAGACCATGTGATCGAGCTGCTGGAGCAGAAAAGCGAACTCATGAAGAAAATGGTCTCAAGCCTTGACAGCAATGAGCTCGACCGATTCGGCCGAGCGCTTGAAGAAGTCAGAGGCATCTCCCTCCTGATAGGCAGCGTGCTTGCGAATAGAAGTCTCAACATTTCGTACGACCCGATGCCGAACGTCGAAGAAGAGGAATAACCATGGACATCAAACTCACCAACACCGGCGCCATACCGCTGAAAGATTTCCCAAGCAACCAGTGTTTTCTGGTCATCGAAGAAGCCAACTCCATCCCGATGGTTTTGTTGGCTAAATCGAGAGATCGCCTAGTTGGAAATTATGGCGTAGTCGAATTTAATGGAGATCGGAACTTTCTAGCATGGGAGCCTATCGAATTTGAGTCCGAGTTCTGCCCATACGAGCAAAAAGAGCTGTGGCTGGTTCGTCCTGATTTCACTGCAGCTGCCGGATGGATTTTCAAGGATTTCTGCGACCCGGAAAAAACCTACGTCTGCTCGATCAGCGATCCGGATTTCATAGATGCGATGTTCCGCCACAACATCATCAATACATTTGGAATGGGCGATGTTTTCCGGGCAACCATCGACAAGGAAATTAACTCGGATGGTTTTTATGAGATCCACTCCCTCCGGCGCGTAGGCAGTGATATTGAAAGTTTCCGCCGGTGCTGCTTAGGACGTTAATCATGAAAAAACTCGATCCTAAATGTCTCCCGTCCCTCCTCCAGTTTGTCATGGACCGCCAGCTCGAAACCGGCGCCATCGACTGTCAGGAGGCAGAAGAAACTCGTGACCACATTGTTCGCCTCCTTGAGGAGGAGGCCAACAAAGAAAACAAGACGTTCATCCTCTTCCCGGACAAAGAGCAGAAAGGTGTTTTCACCGGAGGCTACGAAGTGAAATTCAAGATCCGCGGCGAGGACTACAGCCTGCTGGTTGATTTAAGAGATTTTATTGAAGACCCTGTTAAGGAGTAATGACCATGAAGAGAAGATTAAATCCCGAATATGTAGCTGGCATTCTTCGCGAAACTCAGCGCGCAGTAAAAGAAGAATTGTCCCCTGAAATACTTAAGGAATATTGTGACAATGTAGTCCGGATGTTTGAAAACTCCGTTGCTGAAAAACCTTATCGCGGCCGTGGGATCACTGTCGAATTGGATGTTCCCGGAGTCACACCTAAACAGTCGCTTGGGTGGGATGCCGATACGCTTTCCGATTTTTACGATGAGTTGACAGAAGAAGAGATTCAAAACGCAAGGAAGGCTCGTTTGCTGCGAATGTCCATCAGAGCTCGTTTCGTGGACATCCAGAATGAAGCCGGGAATCCCGTGCTTTTTTCCAACCTCTCGATTAAGAGGGTGGAACGAATCCAAAAGATTTCTCAGCTTATTCTGGATGAGCTTCACGAGCTAGACAAGCTGCAAAAACTTGATCTAATCGACGGATTATCCTCGTTCAATCGAGCTGATGTCGGCGCCTTCAACAAGCCAATTTTGTAAAAACGCAAACCGTTCGGCTTCAGGGCCCTTTTCAAATACTTTCGGATCTTCCTCAAAGCATTCAAAAACCGTGGCCGGAAGGGTTGAATTGCGTTGTTGCATGGACTGGGTACAGAGATATTCGTGAGTATGGTTGATCAAAGATTCAATGATGGCAACATTCAAGCAGGCAATTTTTGTTGGCTCGCGCTTCTCGACGGCATCATCGTCTATCGATCGGGAAAAGTTGGCGCAAGGAAGCTTTATTGCTCCGGAGGAAACCATGGCAAGAACTGCATCGTGGGCAAGCCGTCTTTTCTCAAGGAACTGATGAATCTCTCTCTTTGTAAATGTAAATTTTTCGTCTTTCATTTTTTCTCCTTTCGGTAGTTGATGAATTGAGACCTCTTAATTATCCGATAGGAGTGACAGCCGGAAAGACCGGCGCCCAACAACTCTGAGGAAAAGAACACAAACAGTGAGGAGTAAATGAACTTTCTACAGACCAAAATTCAAAACATCAGCTACAGATTCGGTATTTGGCTTCTGGGGAAGTCGATGATCTGTTTTAATAAAAACGCAGGAGGCCGATACCTTGACGACCTCCGCTGCATTACATCTATTAAGTTAGACGGAAAAATGTATATGTTTGAGGGGCGTTTTTACAACCCCGCTAGGTCCATTGGCAACGGTGTGTTTTTATCAACTTTACTATGGACTCGTGATCCGCAGTACGTTGCAACTCGAGGAACTCGCGCTCAGAAACTCCGAAAATCAGAAGCCGGGCCCCAGTCGACGTCCACACCAAAACCTCCCCATTCCCTTCCCATTCAGCCTCAGGAAAGCGATGGCTGCGAATGTAAACCTGACAATCGATGATCATATTTCCTCCTTGATTGATGGTTGGTATGACAAATTAATTATCAATCCGGAGTGACAGCCGGGAACAGACCGGCACTTATCGAAAATGTAACTACAAGCCCCCTGCTCCATTCTTTAACCAGAACTTAGGCAGCCAGGTAACCGGGGACAGGAGGCTTCTAGATGCAACGGAAAAGAAAATGACACAGAAACTGAATCAAGTTTATTTAACGAGCCTCAAGAAGTTCATCGCCAAGCGCGAGAAAGATCCTGCTCTTCAGAGCCGAGTTTTCCGGGATATTGTTCAGCTGCTTGAGCAACAGGCAAACGACAGAGACCTTCTGGCAGCACTCAACAATGAACCGAGGTGGACCGGCATGATCGGACGGACTCTGTGCCGGATCACGGCAAATCTGTTTTTTGATTACGAACGCGACGGAGCACAAAGATGAAACCGATTCTTGATCCGATGTGCGGCCCAAAGATGTTCTACTTTGACAAAGACAATGCAAACGTGCTCTTCGGGGATATTCGCTGGGAAACTCACTGGACGCGGCAATACAAAAAACTTGAAATTCACCCGGACAAGTTGATGGACGCCAGGGAGCTCGAGTTTCCGGACAACTCGTTTTATCTCGTCGTGCTCGATCCTCCGCACCTAATCAATTGCGGGAAAACGTCTGACATGGGAAGGAGTTACGGCGTGTTAGAGAAAGAATGGCATGCCGGCATGAAAAAGATCTTTGACGAGGCCTGGCGCGTGCTGAAGCCGAACGGCACTCTGATTTTCAAATGGGCCGACAAAGACGTCACGCTGGCGGAGCTGCTTTACGTGCTCAAGCGTCAGCCGCTCTTGGGAGACAAGAAACCCTCGGCCAACAAAGCAGGAACAAACAGATTTTGGCTGGTATTTTTTAAGGAGGAGGAAGGCAATGCCGACAAGTAAAAAGCCTCGCAAGGTACACAGACCGATAAGGATTGTTTTGCCCGGCGCCCACTACTCCGACGCAATGGTCACTGAGCTGAAATCTATCGTGAACAGAACCGCTTTGATTATTGAAATCACACTGCCCCGCGGTGATGCAACGGATGATCACATGCACTGCATTCAAGATTTTCTCAACTGGGGCGGAATCGTCGTGTACCTGAGACGTCTCAAAGGGCAGGAAGAAGCCAAACAAGAATTCTTTGAGCGATTCCAGGAAGCACTGCATGCATTAAATGACATTCTCAATCGTAAAAATGCGAAAAAGGCCACAAATCATTACGTGGGAACAGCCCATGAGCTGGATGTTTTGCGTGATGTCGGTGCCGAAATCTGCAGCATTTTGAGAGAAGGATTAGAGACGGCTCCTCGCCGGACAGTACGTGAATTCATGGCGGTCAAGAAGCTTATTGATGACGAACACGAGCGCCGGGAGAAACTAGGCCTCCCGCACGGCGTGCATGAGCTGGATGAGGATTTGGTGCTTAGATATTTAGAGAAGGTGGCGTGA